CGGCGCGAACTGCTGCTCTGGTGGTGGTGGCGGGGGCGGTTCTTCTACCTGCGTCCCGTAGTCGCCTACCTCATCGAGTGGACTCGCCATGTCATCCCTGTTGCTCTGGTGGCGGTGGTGGCGGCGTTGGTGGCGGCGGTGGGAGTGGGCGTCGAGCACCAGCAGTCGCTGGCGTAGCGCCACCTAAAAAGCCTGCACTGGATATATCGGTCTTGTTAATGTCCAAAGCGGGCGAGGTTTCAGTTTCCGGTCGCGGATTGCCTTGAGTCGGAGTCCCGACGCGCGCAGCCTGAGCGTTACTAACCCCTGCCGCGGTCCTTGCACCAGCAGCCGCGTCCTGAGCTTGGTTCGAGGTTCCTCCACCAAAGGATACCGCAAGCGGAGCCGCTGGCGGCGTAGGAACGCCAGTAGCAGGCATCCCGCCTCGTGGAAATGCAGCAGCCAGCCGGTCCACCGGACTCATTGCCGTTTCCGGTGTCATGGGAACCGGCTTCATGCCGGTTAAATTCGAGGCTGACAGATCGATCCCTGAGGCTTGCGGCTCGGGTGTGCCGCCGAAATTAGCGATCGGTTTGCCACCAAAGGAGAGATCTATCCCGCCAACCTTGCCAGGTGGCGCTACCGGAGCCAGCCTGTCGGGTACTTGCGGAGCGCCAGCAACATCGCCCACCATCGAAAACCCGCCAATGCCCGGTTTTATTGCGGGCGCAGCGGGTTTCCCAGCCGCAGCGTAATCAGGGTTTGGAAAAAAGTTTGGCCGACTGTGAGGACTTCCGGTATGACCTATCACCGAATCGACGTTGTACACCGCACCCTTCTGCCCATACACCCCTTCCTCGTCACGCCAAGGAACGGTCATGTGCGTTTCGTACTTGTTGGGACCGGTAATCAACACCCGATGCGCTCCCGGTTTGTTCGGATCGCCAAGAGTTCCAGCTTCAAGCGGTTTGTAGCCTGTCCCTCCTTCAACCGACTGCATCCCCGCCTGAGGCGAACCCGCTGGAGCAACCGGTGTCGTAACTGCTGGCGCTGCCGCTGGTGTTCCCCATTCAGCCCTCGGCCTGTTCATCGCAGATGGCGGCGCCTCAGTACGAGGCGAAGTAATAACCGCGTTCGCTCTGGCGTCCTGACCAGGATCATACCCGCCGCGGTTAGGACCAGCGATCAACGTTTGTCCCTGCGGAGTGCCGGTCACCGCATTAGGCGAAGGGCGCCCAGCAATCGCATCGCGTGAAAGCGGGACTCCGTGAAAACTCGTTACCGCCGTACGCCTACCGCCACCAGAAGCGCGCTGCGCTCTGTCGCTAGCTAGGCGCTGGCGTGCTTGTGGAGCAGGAGCAACGGCAGCACCAGCAGAGGAACTGGTGTTAGGCGCGTCAGAGTCCTGCGGGTTGAGAAGCGACCTGCGACGATCTGTAGCCATGCCAGCGCCCTTTGCCGATAAGCCACCAGCTTTGGCAAGAAAAAAACTTTTCTAGCTCCACTGCGCTTTCGCCAGATCGCGCTTAACCGGCGTAGCAAACAACCCTTCCTGCACCTTCATGTAGCGGGTGGCGCGGACAATCTCTTTCATACCCACGCCCACCGCTTCGGCGTCCCGTTTCTCCTTGGCGTTACTCGCCGTCACCTGAAACATCTGCATCACCGTTTCAATGTCCTGCACATCGAGCAGCTTCTTGCGCACGGCCTCGGCCAGCGCGCCTATCCAGATCGAACGGTTGTACTCGTTGCTCTCCCACCCGAACGTAACCAGCTCCGTGCGCCCGTGCCGAAATCGCTCGAGATCCTCGCGGCTGTAGATCGAAATCCCCGCTGTCAGCAAGTTGTCGATAATGTCGCCCCGCTCATTGGCAATCGGGATTGTGAAACAATCGCCATACCAGCGCGTCAACGCCAACACCGACTGCGCCAGCGGTCCCGCATCGAGCCGACACGGTTTACGCATCTTCGCTACCACGCGCGCGGGCGATACCGACTTGGTCTTTTCGTCAAGCGTTCCCGCCCGAATCACGATCACCGAGTGATGCCCGAACACATCGTCGTGCCACACCGGATCGACCACGCACAGGTAATGCCTGCCGATGATCGGGCGCTCCCACACATCGAGCCACGAGTTCTGCGCCGCCAGTTCGTAGGTTACGTCTTTCCCAGCCAACGTCAGCGAACAGCGTTCCGGCGAGCTCGCGCGCGCAATCGATTCCAACCGGCGCAAACCCACTTCATCCAAGAGCGCAGCCGAAAGCGCCGTGTCGATCGCCATTGCGCCAGCCAAGGAATCAAACCTGTCAGGCGATTCAACCCCGCGCTTCGCCATATCCTTCTTGGCCTCGTTGCCCAAGAGGCCGTCGCTGGTGAATTTAATGCGCCTGGTCGTGGCCTGCCGGTACAGAATCGGATCGTTGGGAATAATCTCGCTCTGGTTCTGGATCTTCTTACTGGCCTCGTGCCAGTGTTCGGCGCCCAAGTTCTCGTAAATCGGGTTAACCGGTGGAGCATCGTTGTTGACCGCGATAATCGGCCAACCCATTTCGTGGAACCGGCTGATAATCGCTATCCCCATCCCCCCAGCGTCCCCGCGCGTTTCACTCGGGAGCAGCCCGCGCTTGGTAAACTCCATGATGCACCGCCCGATCGAGGACATGACGTTGGCGTCGCGCCAGATCACCTGCTCGTACTTGTTGCCTTCCTTGAACGTAATCACGTTCTCGTTGCGGCCGGCCGCGAAATCCACAAATGCCGCTTTACCCCCGTGCACGTACTGCGGCTTGGCTTCCATCGCCAGTTTCATCGCCGCCTTGGGAACGATAAACATCGTGTCGGCGTCGGCGTCCATGAACTCCCCGAACAACGTGGATTGCGTGAAAGGATGATCGATCCCGTATTCAGCAATCGTCGTGTCGATGCGCTCCTTCGAGATCCACGGGCAGTCTTTTAACCCGACTTTCATGCAGGAGAAACCTGTCGGATTCTTCTTCGAGCGTTTGAGGATCGTCTGAGAATCGTAGAAGCGTCCTTCGTTGAGTCCCGGCGAACTCACGTAGCCCTGCGCGTTGTACGTGCACCGGTTCCCAGCGTCGAACACCCCGTTCTCGATTGACTTCGCCTCGTCAAACAACATGATGCACGGCCCATCTATATCGTCGATCTTATGCCAACCCTCCGCTCGACCTGGATCGTCTGTCGTGAACCCCACGATAAACCCGCCCTCGGGCGTGTGTACCTCGCGTTCGATGAAGCGCCACCCTTTCTCGTTCTCGAACTTCGAGCGGTGCTGCGTTATGGCAGGCCAACACTGATGGTCGAGCTGCTTGGAATCGAAACTTACTATTACGAACTTGGGCCGCAGAAACATCGACAAACACCACAACCCCAGCCCCGCCACAATCACTGAGCTTTTCCCGCTCCCATTCGGTGTCGCCAGACTCGCGCGCACCACACGCCGCGGATCACGGAATTTGTTGAGAAAATCAGCCTGCCACCAGGCAAGCTGCTTACTGCCTTGCAAGAGGATCCGGTAAACGAATCCCGCCGGCGTCGTAATCAACCGACGCTCCTCCTCGTTTAACTCGGCAAACACAACATCTTCACGATCACTAACACGAACTTCGTGTCCTTCTTATGCCGAGGCAGTTTCAGCGCGTGGACCATCCGATCGTCCTTCACCCGGCAAAGCGAAAACACGATGTGGCTCGTCGTCACCACCGGCACCAGATATAAATCGCGCCGCTCGGCCTGCCCATTCTGGTTGCCCAGCATGAAACCCTCCTGCGCCAGCCATGCGCCCACAGGCTTCTTGTAGTAGCTCGGAAAATCTATGTTCAATAGCGTGGCGCCCTCGGCACTCGAGGCTTCGGCACGCTCGGCGGTTTGGGCGGTTGCGGTGGTTTGGGAAGTCGCGGACCTGGTGTCTTGATTGCCATAACGCTCAATGCTTTTGGCTCGACTAATCCACCCGCGCAAGTTATTTCACCCTGACCATGCCGCAGTTCGGTTCATGGAAAGAGGAACAGGCTTACTATCTGGCAGAAGGATTCCAAATCGCTCAAGCCAATTGCCGCCAGTGCGGCCACAAACATACCGTCATCGTTTTTCCCAGTTCCCACAAAGGCGATTACGTCAACCTCGACTGCGACATCTGCACCGCAGCCCTACTCGAAATCGCCCAAATCCTCGTCCCCGCCCTCTAAATGTGATGCGTGAGTAAAAGGACCAGCACGATCACTATCAGGATCACAAACAGTCCGTGCGACCGGTAGCCATACCCATAACCGCCTGTCGGTATCCCCCCGCACAACAAGAGGATCAGCAGAATTATAAGGATCAACCCCATTACAACATCACCAGTTGGGTTTGAGTATCTTGATCCCGATGATCACGAACAATATCAACGTCACGATCGCGTTCGCCCTCGGCGCCCATGTCATTTCCGGTGGCGCAAAGCATCCGATCGCTATCAACAACAGCAGGATCCAGTAGAATATCACTAGTAGGCTCATGCCCAGCCTCTTTACCAAACACCGGACATTCTGCCAAGAACCTTTCTCGCCCTTCGCCCAGCACGTACCCACACTCACACCGCCACCGCAAATCCTGCTTCACTGCCCACTTCTTAACCGGATCGATCACCAGCCGATGCGTCATAATCAGGCTTTTCCCTACCGCTTTTTTCTTGCTAAAACGCGATTCTCTTTCACGGTTACGTTACCACCCGCTCCCGCTCCACAAGCGCACACCCTCGACGAGAGCATGATGCGCCTCTTTACGTGGAGCCGGGAGCACCCCCAGCCTCCCGCGCCGATGCGCGCCCCAATCGTTTCCCCAACACAGCCAAAAGCCGCGTCATCAATCCCTCCTGCTCCACTAACAACTCCTGATCCGTGACGTCCAATCCCTTGAACCCCTCTCCCTTCAAAAATTCACGCAGCTTCCCCAACCGCTCCTCCAACTGGTCCCCCTCAGCCCTCAGTCGCCCACGCCAACCAGCAGGCTTCTTATACGTGCTCCCATCAGTTACCTCGTTCATAACAATAATTGCGGGAAAGGGACTCGAACCCTCGACCTTTCGGTTATGAGCCGAACGCGCTGCCTCTGCGCCACCCCGCGTCAATTTTCCCTTATACCCCGCGCTTCTCCCCGTGCGCCCCTCGCCCAGCACTCGTTATCGTCCCCGCTCCCAAGTGACTCCCCTTCTCCCGAGGATCATTCGTCGTCCCTTCCTTCTGGTGCGTCACTATCTTCTCCCCACCACCCTTCGGCCCCGGCGCTTTCGATTGTAACCGCGGATTCTGACTCCCATGCCTGTGATTGCTTCCATCAGTGACTTCGTTCATACCGCCCATCCTACAACGCCTTCCCGCAGTGTGGACACTTTTTTCGACGCCGACGATACCCGCGCATATACGCAGCACGATCCCGATGCTCCACCTTCACCCCTGATCCCACCGGTTCACCCGAAATCTTCGCCGCCCCCAAATTTCGCCCAGCCTCCCGCTCAAACTTCGCGCGGCTCTCAGGCGTTTCTATCATCCATCAATCTCTAACCCCACCCCTCCGTTCTCGCCAGAAAATTTGACCGCGCACTCGGCGCAAGGCATTATATCTGACCCCCCCCCGCCTCGCGTCCAGGCGGGCATCGACGCTAATGGCTTAACCCAAGGCTCTCCTGCTCTGTGGGTGTGGCGCAGGCCAAGCAAGCGTAAAGCGAACAAAGCCAAGGGCCGCGCTGCGCGTGGAGCGCCAGCGAAGGGCTGCTCCCGCTCAAAGATCAAGGCCAAGGGTGGCGCGAGGCGATCCGCTCTTGATGATGTGCGCTACACCATGCGATCCCCTAGCGTGGCGCTAGGTAGCGACTGATGGTTACGTTACCGAGGGTGATGATAGCCGAGGCCGCAAACAAACGCGTTTACGGGCATCCTCGCGCGTTTCCCTAGCTAAGTTTCGGGCAATTTCTCGAACTCGGCGTCGATCACCGGCGAATCCAGCAAGAATTGGCGATTGATCGAGCGCAGCTCGTGGCGCTGATCTTCGGTCAAGACGAACACATCACCGCGAGCGCCGACGTTCACGTTTACGCCAGCGGTCTTGAAGCGATCCGGCTTCCAAGCGCGGAGAAGCTCGATCTGGAGTTTGCTGTCAAACTTCCGAATGTAGGCCACCGGCACGCCCATATACCACACGGGTTCGATGTCGCCTTCCAAGGATCGCTGCCAAACGCGGCTGTGGAGCAGCTCCAACGCATCCTCAATCGCGGCGTCCCATTGCTTTGCGAAGTCGGGATCGTCCTTGCGGTGCAGGTAAGCGCATCCACGCGATACCTTGGCGTGACGCGAGGAAAGAAGGACGGAGTTTGTCATGGCCAAGGCCGCAAGGAAGCGAGGTCGCCAGTGGAGCGCGTGGCGAGCGTACGCGCGTTGCTCAGTGTCCAAGTGATGCAAACGCGATTCGAGGAAGGGCGTAACGAGTTTCCATTTTTCGCTTGAGGCGACCATGAACCGCTTGGCATGATTGATAGCGATACGTTGCGCGTTGCGAACACCGGAAGGGCCAGCGGCGATGGCGGCTTCGAGGGATTGAGTATTGAAACCGATTTCAGGTGGTGGCGCGGGTTCGATGGAATCGCGGAAATCTGCTTTGGCGGCTGGGGAGCGTTTCGCTGGGTTTTTGAAGTTATCGAGCGTTGATTTGCCCTCGTGAACTTCGGTTGAATCCGCCTGGTTTTTCGCGTTCGACTTGTTAGGCATCGCTGGCGTATTCGTTTGTGACCAATGACGCTTCATACCAAGAAATTGGTTAGGGGGGAAGCATAAAATTTGGTGTTGACTGTCGGGATAAGTAATGGCATAAGGGGAATACACGAGGCGTCCACCTCGAAAAAAGAAAGGTTCGATTGAGAGTCCAAGTATATTTCAATTTGCACAAGAAAGTGTGGAGTGTGCGTCACAAGGGGAAGGTGATAGCGCACGGTGAAAGGCTGGCGTTACGCGATTGTGTTTGCAAGGTGAATGAGAAGGCGCGGCTGCGGGTAATCGAACTAAAGCGGCGTGAAGTTCATGCGTGGATAGAGGGGGAATTGTGCGAAATGCCGGTGACTCGTGAGGGGTTCGAGGCGTTCAGTTACAATCCATACAAGGCTGCGGGATTCGTTGCAGCGGAAGGAATTTTCTGGACGGCGGAAGCCGTCCTATTCGAGGGCAGGTTGGCGTTAAAGAAAGGAAAAGTATGACAAAAGCAATGGCGGCGATGGTCACTAAATACCATGCGATAAGCGATGCGCGTGGGGAGTGGCAGGCGGCGTGGGTAAGGGCTTGCGCGGCTGATGGGATACCGGCGAACGAGGGGTCAAAGTTCGTTGTGTTCAGTGAAGGCAATCCGCACAAGGCGGAATTGGACTTGGCGGGGGCGAAATACTTGGCGGCGATTCACGCGATGAAGCCGCAGAACAGCGAGGGGGTGTGCGCGTGAAACACACTCGTTATTTTGTGATGCCGACCACTGGCGACGGCTTGCACACGCAGCCCTACCCAGTGGCGCTGGCCGAGGTTGGCGAGCATATCAAAAACTGGTTGGGCCGTTTCGAGCATCAAGGGTATTACAGCGGGATTGGATGCCGGATCGCGTTGAATGAAATCGGTTTCAAGTTGGAGCCGGTGGAGTGCGGGGAAGATGGGGAGCCGTGGGATTGGACGCATTGCGCGGTATGCGACAAGGCGTTGGATAGTCACGGCGATTGCAGCGATGCCGAGTGCAAGACGCACAAGGAAGAATACACGGGGGAGCCGCAAGGCTCCTCCGTTGCTGGGGTGCGAGTTGTGGGGCCGGAAGAATTGGTAGCGATCCTGCGAAGGGATGAGAAGGCCAACCGCGAGCATCTGGAGCGCGAGGAATTGCGCGACGAATTGGAAGCGGCGACCGGCCAAGCGTACAGCGACGAGGCGCTACAAGCGCACATCGACGCGGCGAGCGGTGGATACAAAGACAAGCTAACAGAAGAAGAAAAAGCCTTTATCGCGGAGCGCGAGAGCGACAACGCGAAGATTGAAGCGGCGAGAGAGTACAGCGCCGAGGACATAGAGGAATGGCAGCGCCGGAGTGAAGAACAAGGAACTGAATAACAAACAAGAAAGGAAAAAGCAGAAATGATAAACGACGGAACATACAACATAGCAGGGCAGATAATCGAGGCGGCGAACGCGATCAGCGACAAGTTCGCGGGGATGGCAACAGGCGGCGGGTGCGACTACATCGTGCGCTTCATCAATCCAGACAAAGACATGGCCGAGCGGAAGGTTCAATTCCTTCCCTCGCCTGTGCTGGTGATGGGATCGGCGATTGACGCGGGAACGCCGGACGATCTAACCGAGGCGTCGAGGGTGACGCTGTATCTGGATCAGGACGATTGGAGCGGGTGTCAGTCGATCACGTTCGAGTTTAAGAACGCGATTGAGGCGTTGCGCTGGATGGGCAGTTACGACACCAGCCACTACGAGCCGAACGGTCAGACGGCGCTAGAAATGGCGCTGGCGTTGGGCTTCGATTCGGTGGAGCGGATGCACGAACATCAAACATGGTTGGAAGAACACGGCAGCAAGGAGTTTCAATCGTGGCTGGCGACGATCCGGCAACACTCGCAGGAAGCTAAACGCGGCTTCAAGGTTGGCGATCTGGTGCGCTTTGTGCGGCAGGTTGACCGATTCCCGCATTTCAGTGTGCCAGTGGGCGCAACCGGCGTACTGGTGGAATACACGAGGGGAAGCCTGATCGGTGAGGCCGAACACAAGGTTGGCGGGTGCGCTCATGTGCGCGTTCACGCTACGCTTTCGGGCGGGGAAGAATGGGACAACTGCGTGGAGTGGATCGACGATCTGGAAACCTTCGAGGATTTCCACAAAGATGTGGAATTGTGGAAGCACGAACCGTCGCGGATTTGTGGTTGCCCGCGCTGCGCGTACGCTCAACGCGAGGTAGATACGCATACGGTGTTCGCATGGGTGCGCTGCATTGGTGACGGCAGTTATCTGTATCACTTCAAGGACAACGGCGTGGCGGTGTTCACCAAGAACAAGAGCGAGGCGCAACGCTGGCGCACGAATAACAAGGCGCTAAAAAACCTGATCGGCTTCGGGCATGGCGTCTATCAATTCGAGGACGACGAGGGCAAGAAGATCGAGCCGAAATTCAACTAACGCCAACAAGCGCGGCGTCGGGCTTTGTCATACCGGCGCTGCGCGATTGGCGGTGGAAGAACCACCAGCAGAAAGAAAGGAAAAAATGAAAGCACCAGTTAGAAAAATAGACGCTGGCTTTCAAGCCTACCATTGGCTTGATAACGGCGAGGAAGTGACCGGCACGGGCCGCGACAAGGCGACGGCGAGAAAGAATCTCAGCCGCGAATTGCAGCGGCGTAATCACCTGCCACCAGCGGCAGCAATCAAAACGATATGGGACGCTGACGCTGAAACCAGCACAGAGGCGCTCCTGATCTGCGCTCCAACTCACGCGGATATTCAGCGTATGGCTGGATTCCCCGTTGACGACGAGGATCGAGCGATTGCCGAGGAAGATGAAGCCGTGAGGCACGGCGCGGAAACCGAGCCTTACACACACGCCGAGGCGATGGCGCGTTGGGAAGCATGGGGTGGCGAATAATGCGCGATCCGATTCTATCAAGCGATCCAAACGCGGTGGCACAGTTAAGCGAGAAACTCGCGGAGCTGGAAACGCGGCGCGACAAGATGAAAGCAGTAAACGCCGCGTGGCGCTCATTCGTAAAAACCGGGAATCCCGACAAGCTGCGCGCTTTCGGGATCGACGAGGCCGTGATGAAGGAAAAAATCGACGCGGCGCACTCGTGGGAGAAACAACCGTATGTCGGCTGGCAAATCACCAATCTCGGCGCACAAATCCGCACGGTGAAAGAGCGGATCAACACTGTGTCGCGTGTTCAGGCGCAGCCGGAGCAGAAGATCGAAGGCGACATGGGAATCCGATACGAGGATTCACCGGCAGACAATCGGGTGCGGCTGTTCTTCCCTGACATACCGGCGCGGGAGATCCGCGAGAAACTCAAAAGCAACGGGTTTCGCTGGACTCCGACTCTCGGATGCTGGCAAGCCTACCGCAACTGGCGAGCCGAAACGCTGGCGCGAACGATGATCGGGCAGGTGGTCGCGTGAACAAAAACGAATATCGAGTGAAACACGACAAACGAGTGGCCTTCTGGCTGGCGCTAGGATTGCTTCTGGCTTGCGTTCTCGGGCTTTGGCTGTGGCTGTGAGTTCGTGACAATCCGCGCATCATGGCGAGGCTGTGGTGCGCGGGATGATGCGAATTGAACGGCTTTCGAGGGGACAGGGTACAGAATCAGGCGAAAAAAAGGCTTGCCTTGTCCGATACTTAGCGCGATAAGGATGCAAATAGCCGGTGTCCACCGGCAACCAACAACCAAAAGAAAGGTAAAATGAAGAAGCTAAACATGGGCGGCGCAACAACCGCCAGCAGCAAAACCAAGAGCAATCATCCCACCGTCGAAGCTGGGGATCGACTGTCGGCCTTGCTCTCGCAGTTCATCGTAGTGAATCCCCAATACAAAGCGTTCAAGGCACAGCACGAAACCTTGAGCCGCGACATTGGCGCGGAAACCCGCCCAATGTATTTCGATCACTTCGCCGGACTCGTTCCAGAGTCCAGCACGATGCTGACCGAAGTCGATCACCGAGGCGTCAAGCTGATCGTCAAAGACGCTTACAGCAAAAACGTAGTCAACGACGAGGCGCTTCGACGCGCCATTGGCGACGATCTGGTAGAAAAGTATTTCGAGTGGCGCACGGAATACAAGGTGGACTATTCCAAGATTCCCGAAGCCAAACAGGAACCCTTCGCCAACGGCGTTGAGGAACTGAGGGCGCGGCTGGGAGTGCCAGCCGAGGCCGTGACCGCCAAGCAATACCTCGCGCCTAGAGCGGGATTCCACCAGAGCCGCACGGTCTTGTTGACCGCCGAGCAGAACAAGGCGCTGGACAACGAAATGCCGGTAACGGCGTATCCGATGCTGGCCTAGCATGGAAGCAACACTGAATAACGCGCTGGTGTCCTATCCACCAGCGCCACAAAACGGGGGTGCGCTCGATCTAGCGCCAGACAAGATAGGCGATTGGGCGTGGCAACCGAAGATCGACGATTGGCGCGGCGTTGTGAACGTCGAAACCGATCAGGTCTGGAACCAATACGGCGAATTGTCCACCGTCGCAGCGCAAGGCAAGATTGCCGTCGCGCTGGCGAAGTTTAAGACGTTAGTGGCGTTCATGCCTCTATCTGCTGGATCGCCAAAACTGTGGGACGTTGGAATCATGGAAAACCGGCACGATCTGATGCGCGGTTGCCTCGTGATTTTCGACTTCATGGATTCACCGATTACGCACGGCGTTCGACGCGCTCTGATGGAACAGGTGTTCCCGATCCTGCCAATCGCTTCGCGGCTGCTGGCAGATGGGCAGGTGCGTGACCGCGTTTACCTAATCAACGAGTGGCGCAACGAAACGCATCCAGAAATGCTCAAGGGCAAAGTCGTAATGACGCTGCAACTGCTCCTGCAACGCGAGAACGAGATTGTCGGTCACAAGTTCTACGAAGGGCTGGTCGCCAAGAGGCGCGACGTTACCTATCCGGCGAAGTCAGCGCCGAAGCAGAAAACCAACTGGTGGATCAAACATCGTTTCGACCAATGAACGTCCACGAAGCACTAGCGGCGGTCGCACACGCTGACGAAACGATCAGCGGTTGCGAGGGCATCGAAGAACTGGACGAAGCCAGCGACTACCAGACGGCGCTTGGAAATTGTCCGAGCGACTTCACACAAGAACAGATGGAATTAGCACAAAACCTCATCCTGCGAGCGTTCGAGCGTTCGATAGGGCGAGCATAGTTCCCGTCTGGCGATTTCGGGGGAGTCGCCAGCGGGGAGCAATGACGCTCCAAAAACGAAAGGAAAAAGATGGATTCAAGAGCAGCAAAAGGAATCGCGGCCAACATCACGGTCATTGCCCAATGCACCGCGAGGATCGCCGTGATCGACGGCTCCGAAAATAGCGTTCGCTATTCGGATGCGTCGATGGAAACGCGCAGCAACGACTGCGAGCGGATCGACAAGGCGCAATCGAGTATTGCCCAGTGGCTACAGCAACCGATGGCTCGCGGCAATGGGATGATTGAGGCGCTGGCGAAAGCGCATCGCGCCTTGGACGGTGACTCTAACGACGACGAACACGACGCCCTGGTGCAGCTCGTGGAAGCCGTGGAGCAAGGCCAGTGAAATACGAAATCGACACAGTCGAATCGAATTGCACCGGCTACCTGATTGCGGTGGACAAGTCAGGAAGGCATCACCGGCTATTGGGTCTGGCGATCTGCCAGAGCGTATGCGTGACAATCGAAAGCCGGTTCCACTACTTCAAAACCAAAGGCGACGATTGCATCGTGCGCTTCGACATTCCGCGCAAAGCCAAAGAGGGCGAACCGACGCTCGAAACGCGGCTGGAATTGTCCCAAGCGTGGCTATCGGCTGAAATGAGTCGCCTCGGAGCGTTGCAAGACGATCTGGACACCTTGGCGAAAGCGAGGGCCAACCAATGAGCCGCAAAAAATCATGCGCTGGCGTATATGTGGAAGATCACTATCCGGTTGGCGCTTTCGACACATCGAAGGCGAAAACGGTGAAGCCGCTAAAACACAAGGATCTCCTGCTGGCCGAAGTGGAGAAGTTTGTCAGGAAGGGTAAAACCGCGCAGAAGGCCGTCGAGAAGATCACAAAGCATTTCGGCGGCCCAACCACCAGCATCAGGCTAACAGCGCCGGAACGGGACACGATCCTCGCGGCGCTGCGCCACTGGCAAAACCGAACCTGCTCGTTGAAGCAGCGCACACAAATGCGCGACATCGAGCTAATCTCAACCAACGGCGGCGAGCATCCGGCGCTCACCAGCCCGCAAATCAACGCGCTTTGCGCGGATCTCAACCGATGAAAACCTACCAGATCGCGGAGTGCTGCCTGTATGAGGTCGATGCGAACGACGCCGAGGAAGCGGAGTTCATTTTCCTCAACGCCGACAAAATCAATGAGTTCTTCGTGGCGGTCGAAGATCGGGACATTACGGAGAAAAAAGATGAAAACCTATAGGGTCTGGATCGAAGTCGAGGAATACGACGACGAGAAAGACGAGTACCGAAACTGTGACGGCCTCGGCGGTGCTGAGGTCGTCACGCTACCAACCGAACAAGAGGCGATTGGCTTTGCCGAGCGCCTTCAACAAATGGGCGAGATTCTCGCCTCACTGGACAGAACAAGAAAGGAAACCAATGCAATTAAACGACAAGATCGCGCTGAAAAAACTGCGTGAAGTAATTGAGGCGCAACTGAGCGCCGTAGTGGAAACTCTCGGGCTGGAGTCGCTCAAAACGGGCAACATCAGCTACGACGCGAGCGGAACCGAAGCGAAGATCCAAGTGATCGCCAAAGCGAAACGCGAGGACGGCAGGATCAAGGAAGAAATCGACTACGAGAAGTACGCCGAAATGTTCGGGCTCAAACTCGATTGGCTGCACATGTCCTACCGTCGCCAGAACGGCGAAACGGTGGAGATCCTCGGGCTTTGCCCGAACAGGAGCAAGTTCCCGGTTTTGGTCGTGAACACCAAGACCAACAAGCGATTCCTGCTCACGATCGAGGAAGTGCAGAAAAAACTCGGTGGCGTGAAGGTCGTGCCAATGGAATCCACGCTTGAGCTGGTCCCGCCACCACCGAGGACAAGCTGATGTGGATCGCAATCAACCATTCCATCGAGGACGCAATCAGCTCCAACATGGATACCATCTTCGCGGTCAAGATCGCGTACGAAAACGCCAGCGAGCCGATAGCGAATCTGGCCGAAATCTCGCTACGCGGGACGCTCGTTCGAGCCAACTCGCTGGACACCGAGCTGCGCGCTTTCGCGCTGGCGATCGCACCGATGGTCAAACTAGAAAGGGAGAACCAAGAATGACTAGCCAAGAACTGATCGACAAATACGTGGATAAAAAAGCGATGTGGCTGGCCGTCGAAATTTGGGTGCCGGTCAACACGCTGGATGTTCGACAAGCCTTCGGGCGGATCGACGTAAGAATCACGCCAATCGGCGGGAAAGGCGAAATGTGGGTTGCCTCAGACGCGCTCAAATATACGGTCTGAGCTAGGCATAAAGTGGAAATTGGGCGTCTGGCGCGAGTCAGACGCCTTTTTCGCGTAATTGGGCTTTCGAGGATGCCCGTAGAATCGTCGCAATTACTTTTCCGCTGTCTCGTCACCGGTCGCATCAGGGAAAAACGTCCGGCGCACGTGTGCAGCCACGGCGTCGTCGATATGAGTACACCATTGACGCACCGAGAAGCCTTTACACGGACAGGTCGGGGATCGCTGCGGCGTTTCGATCAGTGGCCGAATATCGACGTCGTAATGCTCGCCTGGTGCGGAAGCCGATTCTACCCGGTAGAAGCCGTTGCCGAGGTACTCGACTTCGTGTCGGAGCTTGGGGAATTTGCGCTGAATGGCGACGGTAGGCATCGCAGTTTTGTGTTTGCCACGTTGAAGCGCCATCGCAACTCATGTTTATCAGCCCAGCTCCAATATCGCCAGAGCAAACCGGAGATCCGCGGCGAGCAAACGAACAGAAGCCCGCTACGCATCGAGGCTTTCTTGGCGAAATCGATTCCACGGTTGCGTACGTGCACAACGAACTGCATCCGCACGATCCGGCGCATCCGCCATGCTCGAGTCCACCAGTGCGTTTTCTGCGCGCGCGTGAAGCGATAAACGTAATCCTGTAAGAGCTTCATGGCCTTGAGTTCCTCAATGAACGGCTCGTAACACTGTTTTCGGACCAGAAACCGCTTGGCAACGAAGGTCTGGCGCAGCGATTCGTCGATCGCGCCGGTTATCTCGATGGTTTGCAGGCGCGCGAAGTGGTCCTCAACGCCGCAGCCGCAGTCGCAGAGCATCTTGCCGGCGCTCATTGACCGAGGTCGCGCAGGATCTCGACCGTATTGAAATCGAAGTTGGGAACGGTCAGGATTTTCCCATCGGGGAACGTGACCTGCCATTCGTGGTCGTAGATCCCTTCCTGTTGCACATCGTCTGCGGTTGGCTGGTATTCGACGTTGCCAAGAGTGGGATCTCCTGCGATTGCACCGACGCGAATGAGAGTCAGGTCGCTACCCGGCGAACGGCCGCGACGGCGCATCAGGAACTTGATCGTCGAGCCGGTGAGATTCACAGGCACTCCGTCAAGCGTCAGGGTGTCGATGAATTTCCCCTTGGTATCGTTGCGTTTGATTTTGATGCTAGTCAACGTAGGCAAGGTTGCCGTCCGCGCGCTGCTTTATCAAGCTCGAAATGGCCTGTTGCGTTGCGAGCTGGCAGTCGGCTACCGGTATAACGAGCAGGGAATCGGCTATCGGGACCGCCAGAGCGCCGTCGGTAACGACGTTGCGGAAGGTGCCAGCCGCAATCGAGCCGTGCAAGTGGGACACGACCGGTAGATTTCCGGTAGGAAACGGTAGGAGATAAAGAAACGGACCAGCCAGCCGCAATCCTACTGTCAACTCGCTGAGGTGCAGGAAGTCGACAGTAGACCGGAGCCGATCAGCGCCTTCACGTTCAAGGAAGTCCGTGACAACGAGCAGTTCGGAGAGCGAACGGTGCAGGCCGAGTGTCCGCGACGCCGTACAGGTCACTGTGAGCGCGTCCTGAGCCGTTACAACGCGCGATTGGATTCGGGAAACGACTTCTGAGGTGTGCAGGCTTTCGGTGGCGAACCTTGAAAGCTGTACGGTGGAACTTGCGCTGGCGGTTTCGCTGATAACCAGAGCGTCAACGGCAAAGCGCACAAGATGCGCGGGCGCGATGACTGACACGGACTCCGAAATATGCAGCATCTCGGAAGCGACCCGAGCGTTTCCAAAAACCGGACTGACCGATTGAGTGAACGTGAGCGCGTCAGAGGACGAGCGCAGGGCGCTCAGTAGTCTTGCGACACTCTGTACGATGAGGAGCGAATCAGTGGCCGAGCGCGCTGTGACCTTGGCTTTAGACGCAACTTCGGCAACCGACAGGGACTCGGCAGCGGTGCGATTAGTCGCAATGCCGCGCGTCAGGTTCTCGCTGACCGTGAGCGCGTCAGTGGCCAAAGCTGGCTTAGTCGATCGGGCGACTTCACTGATTGTGAGCGCATCGGTGGCAGAGCGGAAAACCGTCTTGGAAACCGAAACGACTTCGCTGATCGTGAGCGCGTCAGTGGCAACGCCGGAAATTCCCCAGGCGAACACCAGTTGCAGGGGATCGTAATACCCGAAGTTGGACGCTCCTTGGTTGTAGAGGATCGTGCCGGCGCTAGCGGGCAAAACCAAAGTCGGCGCAACGCCAAAAGCGTATTTGATCGGCTGGGATCCGCGCGCCTCGAATACGCCAAGCGGAGAAACGCCGACGCCGGGATTCAACTGCGTGTCGCCGCTCAGGGTTGTTTTGAAGATCGTCGAGGGACCGGCCACGCTGGCCGTTGTCGTGACGCTCAACGTTTCAGTGACCCTGAAAAACTTGGTGTTCCTGATCGACTCCGAGGTCGAGAGCGCGTCGAACGCTTTGGCTGCGAGTTTGGAAGCCGATGCCGAAAGAGAAGCTGTGAGCGATTCGGTCGCCTTGGCCGCGATCCCGAGCCTAGAAGAATCCGCGAAGCTCGGCGCGTCGGTGGTCGTTCTGATCACAGCAGCCATTTCAGGTGAACAGGATTGGAGCGCCGCCACTGGTCAGTGACACGCGGAGCTTGGTTGTGGTGAGGCCAACGGCCAAAACAAAGTATTGGCCGTTGAAGTCGAGCTGGGGCGGAAGCGCGCCGCCTTGAACGCTGAACCGGACGAGCTGATCGGCAACAAGGCCGTGAACAACTTTAACGGTTATGTCGCCGGTTCCGTCAGTCGCAAAAGAGCAGGAACCAATGAGGGCATTGAGAAGTCCCACCGCCGCATACCCAGCATTGGGCATCTGGTCGGCGCGAAGCTGGAATACGCGAAGCGCCATGTCATGTGATTGCCAAGAACAAACATTGCGTGCCAGTAACTCCCCCTATCGGCCCGTGGGTAATCGTCATCCAGGTATGGCCGTCCAAGGACACGCTGGATTCTCCTGTCCAAAACCCGTTGATGATTACCGCGTCGTAGAGTTGGCCTTTGAGTTTCGCCTCCGCTGACACCGAAGTAGATCCCCACGAAAGAAAACACTCATAGATAGGCAGATGACCGCTGACCCAGCGATAAGCGTTATCCGAACTTTGGTTACCTGATTGCTGAACAGCAGCCGAAAAATCGCCCGTGCCGGTAAAACCTCCTGATTGGCCAAAAGAGTTCCCTTGATAAATTGCCCACCAAGGCGTCGTAAAAGTATTCTGCACCCGCAGAGTTAAGCGTCCCCAGCTTCGAGTGGTCGCGTCGGTGTCGCTACTGCCAGCGTGCGCCATCCAACCAACCGGATCGGTCGGCTGGATATTGAGAAAGGTCGGCGTCCAGAGTGTTCCGCCGTACACATAATGCCGCGCTCCTTGCGCGTTGGAGTTACCCGAAGCGAACGCGAAGAAGTGGAACTTGTTGGCGATAACACGCCACAACCCAACGCCAGCAGAAGGCAGGCAGTAGGCGATCTGCGAAGTCGCAGTTTCAGCCACGTTCTTCATCGTCACCTGGGCACAATTTCCGCTACCGGGATCCAAGAACCGAAACCGGATTTTACTGCCCGCGTTTTGGGCTGCGCTTTCCAGCTTTACGTCCGAGCCGGAGCCGGGAGTGCCGCTGATCGTGGTCCAACCGGCGTCCGAAAGTGCCTGCGTCACGGCATTGACCCAATCGGCCCGCGTAAGCGAAGTGAACTGCCGGTTGATAAGTGCGCCGCCTGAATACTGGATGCTCATGGGATTACCAATGCCAGTTGCGCGGTCGCGCTAGAGTTGATCTGCGGTGAATCGGTTACGACCAGCCAGGTGTGGCCGTCCAAAGAAAAAGTCGATTCGCTGACGAGTGTCGCGCCCATGATGACAGCAGCATCGTAAAGCTGGCCGATAATCTTCTGTTCTCCATCAGTTGGGACAGAACCCGCAACCAGCGGCTCAATGACAGGCAACGAACCATCTTCCCAGCGCCACGCTTGATCATTCTGTTGATAGCCGCCCTGCCAAGTCGGTATAAACAGACCAGACGCCGCAGTCACCGTCCAAGTGTAATACGAGATTCCCAAAATAATGCTCGATTGCGGACCTTGACCGTACGGCCTACACGAACCGTGCCAACCCAGTCGACCCGAACCGTCGCCGTCAGAGCTTCCGCAAGCGGTACAGAAACCAACAGCGTCCCCGCTGACGATCCCTGTGAACGCTGGCATATAAAGCGTGCCACAGTGAATCCAGCCTCGCGGCGTTGTCCGGTTAGCTCCTCCGGTCATAAAAGTGTGAAAAGCGAATTTGTTAGCAATGATTCGCCAAGTATTAAGCGGTTGGCAGTAGCCGAAAGTGCTGTCGGTTGTTCCTGTCAAAGCGCGCATCGCGAATGCCGCGCAAAAAGAAGCGCCTAGATTGCAATGCACCCTGATCTTGGCGCCCAAGTTTTGCGCTGCGCTTTCAAGAATAACGTCGCTCCCGCTCCCCGGCGTCCCGCTGATGGTCGTCCAGCCCGCGTCGGAAATCGCCTGCGTAACGTTGTCGAGCAGATTCTGCCGGCTGGACGGCGTGAACGTCCGGTGGATGATTGTGCCTCCTGAGTACTGGATCATGGGTCAACGTATTGGAGATTGGAAATAAGAGGCGAGTTGCCGGTCGGAAAAGGAAGCACGTATTCCCACGGCCCACCGACCTGCACGATTGCCACGCAAGTTTCAAGCGTAGAAAGGTGGTCAATGGTCGTGCGCGCAAAGCTGCGGCCTATCGTGACCGCCTGAGTAATCGCCAGCGCGTCAGTGGTTCCTCGAGTTACCGCCAGCGTGCGGATCGCGGCCTCGGCAGTCCCGAGCGCGTCCAGAGCGATGCGGGTAAAAGTGCCGGTGCTTCGGACTGCGCTGACCGCTTGCGCGATTAAAAGCGCGTCGAACGAGCTGCGGAGAGCCGCCAGCGCACGCTGCGCGCTTTCACCCGTGGCGAGGGAATCGATCGCGCTGCGGGCGAGCGTCCCGAACCTGCTGGCAACCGCGAGCTCGGCGGTGGACAACGCATCGGTCGCGGATCGCGGATGCGTGGCGCTCTTGGTAATCGCCTCGGCGGTATGCGGCGCGTCGAGCGCCGTGCGCGCGGTGGTGACAGCTCGTGCCACCGATTCGGCCAGGAGCGGGTTGTCTGAGCAGGATCGGAGCGCCGCCAGCACGCGCTTGGCGCTTTCACTGGTGGACAGATTCTCCGAAGCGGTGCGCTGAACAAAGGCGAACTTGGTCGCCACCACTGATTCCGAAGTGCTAAGAACGTCAGTCGCCGTGCGTAACAGGGTGACGAGCCGGATAACGCTTTCGGTGGTGGAAAGGTTATCGACCGCGGATCGACTAATTGAGGCGGTTGTGCGCGCGGCGGTGGCGCTCTCAAGGGTGTTACACGCATCAACGACGCTGCGGAACAGGGTTAGAAGCCGAGCTGCGGCGTCGGCGGTAAAGATCGCCTCAGTGACGCTCCGGTTAGTCGCCCACGCTCGGGTGGCTGTGTCGGCGGTTGTGAGCGCGTCAGTAGCCGTGCGGATCTTCGGCGCTGCGCGAACGGCGACGTCAGCGGTGGTCAACGCCTCGGCGGCCGCGCGAGGGTGCGTCGCGGTTTTACTGATCGCCTCCGAGGTCGAAAGCGATTCAGTGGCGGTGCGACTGATCGAGGCGGTTCCGCGTACCGCACTCGCGCTTTCTGAGGTCGAGAGCGCGTCAGTGGCCGTGCGCGAATGGATCGATCCTTCGACGGCCAGCTCCGCTGTCGTAAGAGAATCAGGAACACTTCGGAGCAGGCTCCCGACCCAATCGGCGCTCTCGGCAGTTGCCAGCGCCTCAGTAGCGAGGCGCAACCGGCCCGAAAGGAAGCTGGCGACTTCGGCGGTCGTCAGCGCATCGGCGGCGGTACGAGGATGCGCGGCGGTCTTAGTTATCGCTTCAGCAGTCGTCGGCGCGTCGGTAGCGGTGCGCGGGTGCGTAGCAGTCTTGGTGATCGCTTCGGCGGTTGCGAGCGCGTCAGTGGCCGTGCGAGGATGCGCTGCGGAGTTAGCAATGGCTTCCGCGATTGAAAGCGCGTCGGTGGCGGTGCGGGTTTTAGGCGCGGCGCGAGTGGCCGATTCAGCGGTGGAGAGAGATTCGGTGGCGGTTCGGCTGATGGAAACGCCAGCGGTGATGATGGAACGAGTCGCGGCCTCGGCTGAGGTCGGTGCGTCAGTGGCCGTGCGGACAACGTTTATTGCGCGGTTGGCCCCAGGATTAGTGCCAATTATCCCATCGGCTTTCCACCAACCGGCCAAGCCGGTCATCGCGCCTATGTCCACGACGCTGCCAACAGGAACCGAAATTCCGTACTTGGTACCTAGAGTCTGGCAAACGTTGTCGAAGGTGCCGCCGAACGACAGGCCGACCGAGAAATGCACCACTTCGGCTACGTCACCGGTGCCGAAAGCCATTCTATCGAAATCCCCTGAGTTGGGTTGCGCCCCGGATGCAGTGACAGCGTTTACGCCATCAATGACCAGAAAATGCGTCGAACCATCATCGTAAGACGCTCCGCTGAACACATGGAATCCGGTTTGGAGTGTGCCGACGTTGTAGCCACCCCTGTTTATCAAGAGCGAATACGGTCCACCGCCAGCGTTAGCTAGAATCGGCCTGCCTGCGTCGTTGCCGCTCATTCCCTGAATGGTGTCCGCCGGAGCCGAACTCATTACAGCGAACGTGCACCACTGGGCAGCACCGCTGATCGGGGTGGTTAAAGAAAAAGATCCACCCACCAAACGCACTACCGGTTTGCCGTTGAGAATGCTCTCCTTGAATACCGCCGTGCCTGCCGTGAGTGTGCCGTTGTTCCCATTTGCGCTACTGTCAGGAAATGCCGGTACTGCGTCGCCGTCGCTTGGGGCTGCGCCCTTATCCGAGACTGCTTTAAGCGACTCGGTCGTGGTGCGAACAATGGGCGCGTGAACGACAACTGCGGTGGCTGACTCAGAAACCGAAGCCGAATCATTGGCGCTCCGTTTAAAATTAGCGATCCAATCAGCGGCCTCGGCAGTAGATGGCGAGTCGGTAACAGGCCGGACAAAAGCACCACTGCGAACAAGCGATTCAACCGGCTTGAGATTAGAAATCGGCCCTTCGATTGTCGTGCGGGACCAATCTATTGTCCGAGTGAGAACTTCGGTGGGCTTGAGGTTGGACAGCGGCCCTTCCTGGGTGGTGCGGGTGAGAGACTGCGTGGCGAATTTGAACGACGCCCCTACCACAGCCATTCCCGAGATACTCGTCGTGATGGAAGCAGTCATCACGGCGGTATCCGCGCCTGAGTTGGAGTTGGTGGCTAGGGCGTATCCAAACGAGTAGTGAGTGAGGCTGGAAACTCCGTTGTTATTTCCAGCCTGCGTGATCGTGGCGTGATTAGACGTTAAAGTATCGACCGTAGCTCTGGCCGTGCTGCGGGAATCTACCGATGCTATGAGTAGTAATTCACCGGACGCCGCATCAGTCCCACCTGAGGTCGCAGTTACAGGCGACGAAGCAGCACCAGCGTTTCCACTTTGGTCTACAGGGCTAGATGCAGCGTTACCTGAAAACTCAGCTAACTGTGCAACAATCACCGCGCCCGTTATGGCGGCAAGGGTAGGGGCAGCGTCTGCTCCAGTGGCTATCTTGTAGAAAACCGCAGCCGAATTGAAGCTCGTGCCACCGGAAGCGACACCAGCGGTGGTCCAGCCACTCGGTGGAAAAGCACCAATTGTAGATCCTGACCCCGTAGCCGAAGCGAAGCAGACCAACAGGTTGCCTGCTGTTCTACTTTCGCCTGTTCCCCACGCAGGGGTGACTGCTGATCCGGCTGTTCCTACCGAAACTGCGCCGATTGTGCCGACAAGCGCGTAGGCCACATCATCGCCTACCTATGTGTCTCAGAATTTCCTCGCCGTTCCCGTGAACCGGGACGATTCCCTCGGCTTTCGCTTTGGCGTGCAGCTCGTCGATCGCTTTCTCGGCCAGTTTGAGCATGGCGTAAGAGAGCATCCGGTTTTGGATCGGTCCCGACACCGCCACTTGGCCGGTCGAGGGATCGAAAACGATAGTAAGCGTGACCTTTTCCATTACGGCTCCTGCGGCTGCGGCTGAGGTAATGGCAGCGGCGGCGGTTGCACGACGAGGGTTTGCAAGAATTTCTCTTGCTCCTCGCTAAGCGGTAAAACTTCTGCGTTCATTCTAGCCAGAGAGCGTGATCGTGTCTGTGACTGTGAGCGTGTCGCCGTTGCCAACCGTGGCGTCCAAGTTCAGGACAGTTTCAAAAACCATGATGCCGCCGCTCGTGCCGCCTGCTGGCAGCGCGTTGGTAAAGAGCCCCATCTTGTGTAGCGCGGTGATCGTGCCGGTGATCGAGTACACGACCTGCATCGTGTAGGTGGCCGTGGCTGCGGTGTGCGCGTAGGTGGACTTGGTGCGCGAGCAGCCGTTGGCGTTGTTCTCAGTCGCCAGAACGGTGTCAGCCGCGTTGGCTGCGGCCGAGTCGGTGGTAAGCGCCATGAAACGCGGAATACAGCAGGGGATAATTGAGTAACCGTTGGTGCTAGTCGGGGTCGTTGCGGCTGCGCCGTCGGCGGCGTTCCACCATTGGTCGACGGTGAGAACGGTGGTCGAGTTGGTGCCGATGTTGCCATAGGTGGGTTCAGTGGCGAGTGCGGTTTCAGAAGCATATACGCGCCAGCCTTTGTACTGGTCGGCAGTCATACCGCCGCCAGCCGGAGTAGCGCTGGTGGCCGTGGTCGCGGTGAGCGCGCCACCTTTCATCGGAGCGTGGCCAAAGGCTGCGGCCCACAAGTCGCGCCCAGCGTTAGTGAGCAGGTTAGTCGAAATGCCAAGGTCATCTATGTCGCCGTTTTTACGCCGGATATAGGCGTGAACGTGGTTAGGGCCGAGGCGCAGTTTCGTCACTGGTTTGCCGTTGCGCATCACAGTGAACATTGCGCCGTCTTTAAGGGGTTGGATTAGATGATTCATGGTGTTTAGCCTCTGTCTTTTGCGCCCATGCGCTCGGTAGCGGTGGCGGTTTTCTTTTTGCCCTTGGGTGGCCCCGACACTTTTGCTTTGTGCGTGGACTCAGCCAGGACGATCCAGTTCTCGGGGTCGCCGTCGCCATGCCCGCAAATGCGACAGGATCGAGGAACGGGATTTTCGCCGGCAGCTTCCGCGATTTCCTTGGTGCCGCAGTTAGCACACTGGAAAGCGAACTTAGGTTCGGCGGTTGCTGTTTCTGCCATTGGCGCGCGTTGTGCCGCACCGCTGCGATCAAGTCAACGTTTTTTTATTGGATCCTCGTCCAACGCCCATCCTTGTCGCGCTGGTGCATTTCAAAAAGGATTTGCGGCCACCACGCGCGACACCCTTTGAAGCGCACCATGTCGCGCTCGCTGATCCACGGCCCTTTCACTTCGATTACCTTGTTCTGCCAGTGTTCGGTGGTCGGCAGGATGACGTAGAAGTCCGGTTTGTAATACATCGCCAGACCTGTCTCGGGATCGATGCCCCATTTGAGCCGGATGCCCTCGAACTCATAGCGGACGATTTCGCCGTTCTGCTTCTGCGCTTGTAACAGCAGCGCGTATTCTTTTTCCGGCCTTGTCATTCGCCGCGGCCTCGCGCGTGTCAGGACTTGGGGTGGCAGGCACGAAGGCGGCACGCCCTTGGCTTCGTCGATCAGGAACTTCGGCAGCTTTATCTGGCCTTTGGCTGCGAGATTCCTCTGGTGTGCTTCGGCTTCCGCTCGTGTCTTGATCATGTTGCTCCTTCTTAGAATCTGCCGGATGAGTGCAACTACTCTGACTCACTTGGGTCTTGGGTTTTTGCTCACCTGTGCCTCCGGCAGATTTCCGAAACTCCTTGGCATCAGGACAAGTAGCCCAGTGAGCTACGTGCCTGTCGCGACGAAAGTAGTAATCGCCTTCCTTCACGGTGTCGGCGTTGACCGGCATATTTGCGCCCTTAACGGTTTTGAGCCACACGATTTCGGCTCCGCAGCGTTTGCATTTGCTCATGTCGAGTTCACCATTCTGCGTCATCGGGATCGTTCGGGTTACACCCTGGTATCGGCAGCGCCGCCGCCTGACCGTAGGGATCAGGATGATGAGGAAGTTTTTCAGCCGGCGAGCGCGATTTCTCCCGCGACTCCTTTTTTGGTTTATGGGCAGGCATGGACGCCTTTTTGATCGCCTTTTTGATACCGGCTGAAATTCGGCCTTCGCGCGCGTCGGCGGCTTTGATCCCGAGAGCGGTCGCCAGCGTGAGGCGGTTGGGCCACTCGCGTTCTTTGAGGATCTGTTCGCGCGCGGCCTCGCATATTTGGGAGAAGGCTTCGCGTCCGCCATAGCCTTCAATTTCCTCTGGCCGCGCAGCGAGCAACTTGTCCGCGTGGACTTTATAACTTTCGTAAACTGGATCTGTCATGTTCCTTTCTCGCCAGATCCTCATGGCTTCAAGCGGGACCATCCCGCAGCGCATGTAGATCGTGACTGTTCTCTTTTTGTCTTTCTCGTCGATTGGAAATTCGAGGGCAATGTAGGGCTCGCCTTTTAACTCGATGTAAACGCCCGCTTTCCCGCTCCAGAGCGTCAGCTTATCCCCATCAGACAAACCGCCGATTACGTCACGCATAGAAACGGCTTCATGTTGAGGATGATTTGGTAGGCGACTTGCGGGACGATCGAGTTTCCCAATGCCGCAAGTATTGAGCGGTGTAGCCCATTAACCACATCGAGAGATTCGTCAGGCGCTCGACGAACGTATCCATCTTCGCAAGGCACCCATACGCAGGGTTGCCAGCCGACTTGAGCGCATGAGGCAACTGGTCGGTCCTGCTCTTGCCGTCCAGACGATTCATCGCCCAGACTCCATCGCTCGTGTCCTTGATGTCCCTCGACCTCGGCGTCGGCCAGCCCGCGATCGCGTCGACCAGGGTCGTGCCCGTTTTGGCTCCTCGAGCAATTCGCGCCTCGTTCGACTCCGGTCCGTGGCGGCTCACTACCGGCGTCGGCCACGTTGCGAAATCCAACCACCCAGTACCGCTGCCGGATCTGAGGGGAGTCCACGGCACAAGCCGGAATATCGAATGTCCGAACCTCGTACCCGATCCGCTCCAGCGTAAAAAGGATTCCGTCGAAGTCCAAGTCGATGATTCCAAGAGGCGTTTCGAGAACAAATCCATCCGGCTCGACTTCCGCAAGCACTCGCAAAGTTTCCTGCCAGAGCCAGCGGTCATCATCCTCGCCTCGTTGCTGCCCGGCTCGACTGCTTGGCTGACATGGCGGTCCTCCGGTAAGAAGGGTAGCGCCGCGGTACCGTCGTCCGTCGAAGGAACGTATATCGGGATGGGGTTGGAGTCCGTGGGATCGTGTAAGGAAAGCCCGACACCGCTCGTCACGCTCACACATGGCAACAGTTCGGAATCCGGCCCACCCAGCGGCAACTGCGAATCCTCCGAGTCCGGTGAAAAGATCAACGTGAGTTGGCTCATTCATCACCTTTCACCGCATCGAGGATTCGTTCGAGGTACGCCCGATCAGCCACCGGACCAATCGCCCAATCCTTGAAGCCTTGAGTTTTCGCCCATAACGCCACCTTCTCAGCGGCCAGCATGACGTCAGGTGGAACGTCGAGGTTAAGAATCAGCTTTCTCATGGGGTTCTCTCAATCGCTTTGATAGCGCGATAAATATGCCGGACCTTGTTGTAACTTACGCCAAGCAGGTAAGCGGCGCGCTCGGCGCGCAGGCCACAATGAAACGCCAAGCTAACTGCGCGCAGCCTGAGCATATCATCAGCCACTGTTTGCCTGAGTTCTTCCTTACTCATGGCCGTGGGAGAACTTCGTCGTGAGCAAACCGGAGCGTTGCGCCGATGCTCACCCAATCTGAGAACTTGTACGCGTTCGCTGCCCGAGCTGCGTAAGTAATCGCGCTTCGGTGAAGGGATAATTCGTGCATCCGCTGCGGATCGCGCGCGCTGGCTATTTCCTTGTCCATGACGATAGGTGGCACAGCGAAAATCTTGTCGCCCTGATACATCGCAACCGCAGAATGACCGCCGACTCCGGTGAACCCGACCTTTCCCGAACAAAAGGCGTACAACTTTTCATCAGGATGACTCCGACAAAACGCTATCATCTTAGCCTCTGATTCCTGCGCCAGAAGCTCGATTGTCGGCTTGATTTCGATCAGTCCCAATCCGGTCACGCGGAAATCCGGCAAGTAACCACTGACGCGCTCCGGTTCGTACTTCCATTTAAGACCGAGAGTGTCGAAGAAGATCGCCCAACGACCTTCGAGGGTGCTTCGGACTGCGAGAGGACCGTTAGACAACTGGACTTCCCTGATTCGACGTTGTGTTCTCATATTTCCACCGGCAATCTGGATTTTTCGTGACGCCACCATTCTTCGCGTAGCCCGTTGCTGGGAACATCAGCCCATGTGTGCCACGCCATTATTTTCTCGCGCTTATCGGGGTAGCGTTCAACCGCCCATGACTTGAACCGATCCGGCAAATCGATCTTGCTTTTGTCGAGCGGAGCAACGCCAGCGAAACCTCGTTTGGAAGGATCAGGGCGCGGCTCGACAAGTCCAGTGTAGCCCTGCTCAAGGGAATGATTGATCGCCCTGATAGCCCGTGCTTCGCCCATTGCTTTGAGTCTGGAGAACTGCCGCTTGATCGCTTCGGGGGTTAAAGTTTGGCGTTTGTGCTTCCGGTGGTTTTCCCATTCCGTCCATGCCTCCTGAAATTTTTGCGAAGCGTATGGGGGTTCCTGATGGTTATTGAGGGTTCTCTTGGCACCAGCGCCCCCATTACACGCACCAGCGCCCCCATTAGGCGCACCAGCGACACCATTACTAAATGGTATCGTTTTGGTCACTGTTTCACTCTGTCCCGCTTCGTTCGCCCACGTTAAGCGCCAAACTTTGATCTTCTTAGTTGCCCCCACGCGCTGGCCAGTGTCCACGATAAATCCCGCCGCTTCGAGGCGAGCTAGCGCCCTCATTACCGTCCTGCGGTCATACTCGGTCTTGCGACAAAGAAGCGTCAACGATGGGAAGGTTTTTCCGGCCTCGCTAGTGTGATCCGCCAGAGCGATAAGCACGGATTTGTCGCAAGGCGAACCAATGGTGTTGTCGAACACCCAAGTTATCGCTCTCAGGCTCATCGGCTCAAGTGACGCGCTCCCGCGCTCCCGCTGTCCACAACCTTCGGCACATGAGGAAGAAAAGAGGAGCTTGCGCTCCAAGAAAGGACTCCCCCGTGAATAGCCGCGTTTGAACGGGCCGCTTTTAGCGCGTCATTTGAACCGATCACCATAGGCTGTGGACATTTGATCACTTTTTATCAGAAGCCGAATAATCCGCAAGAGCATTTAGGTTGAGAATCGCGTTTCTCCGCGTAGCCACAGCTTTGTGCGCTGCGCGTGAGCGCCGCAAAAACATCAGTCGTTCCGCCGGGCAATCGTAGATTAGACAAGGATCGCCGTTCTCGAACTCGAGTACCACATTGGCAAAATCTTCCGGTCCCAGCTTAATAAATGAAATCGGTGAGCTGTCTGTCCGCGCGCTCGCCAGCAACAAAGCGCACATCGGCATCCGTTCACCTTGGTAAAGAATGACTGACCGCAGCCGTTTAAGTAAACTATTGCCAAGCAGGAAAATGATCCGGCCTTGAACGTAATCGGGAATCGCGCTACCGAGAAACCAATGTTCCTCCTCGTTTTCGTAATCGTAATCGTTCATTTGTTTAGACCAGTACTTTTTTCGAGCCTCAATCGAGAGCGGTAGAACGTCGCGACCATAAGAGAAGGTCAACATCATGACGCCTCGCGCTTGTACCAACGTGGAATTGACTCGAATTAGCTGTGGAAGCGAAAGCGACGGATTAGCGCACAAATCGAGATCGATCAGATCGAAAGGCCCTTTCTCTTTGAGCTGTGGATTCACGAAAACTTTCGTTTGGTTGTAGCCGTTCCCGAAACCTTCGTGGTGCACAATTTCAGTCACTGGCGATATGTCGCATTGCATGATTGCGTCCGCCGAACAGGCAGCTCGCGCCGCGTACTCCCACTGTTTGTCCACGCAGAGGATATGACAACGCGGCATAAGTTCCCGAACCGCTTTACACTCCCCCGTCGGCTCGGGACCAGCCAATAGCAACACACGCCAAGCGCCATTATGAACGCCGTCGCGAGCTTGCAGGTAGTATTTCGCTAACTTTAAGTGTTCCCCTCTGGCTACCCGTTTTTGGTCGGTCGTGATCACACTATCGCGTCCTCCCTGACAACGCCGATCGCTTGCATATGTCGCCAGACCAACGGGTGACCTTGTTGTTTTTCCGTCGGTTCCACCCAATCCTGTTCACTGAGCCAGCGCCAATACGAGGCTGGCACCTGATTAAGCGTCCAGCTCCGTTTGGCCGGCAGCCCGAATGGGAATGGGTAATCGTTCCCTAAAAATGTGTACGCCTGTTCCTCGCTGTAGCGCAGCGCGCCGACGACATTGCGCTTTTCCAGCGCCCGCAGGGTGCGAAACCCACAAAGACCGGCAGTTTTACGGGCGAAAATCGCGGTAGTCAGCGCCGAGGCGTGACCTTTGTCCTTCACCGTCGCGCAGTCGATCCCGTTGCGCTCAAGGAACTCCACCTGCTTATCGGTGGGCTTGCCGTGATGCCAGTGCATCGTCGGCTCGTAATCCTCCAACTCCTTGTCGTGCATCACCGCGGCGTACAGCTTGGCGTCGACCAGGCCGTGCATGGCGCGGCGTTTGGCCGCTCGGAGCAATTCTTCCTTGAGTTGCTGCTCGCGCTCGGCCTGCACATCACTGGCGACTGATTGCAGGTCCAGCATTTCGCCCTGTTTGAGCTTCGCTCCGATAGCCGCCCTTTCGCCCACGTTGGCCGCTACGAGGTCGGCTGGACCTTGCAGGCCGAATCTCTCGGCATGGAACAAAAGGTCGAGGATTAGGGCGTCTGGCTTCGCGCTTGAGGCGATTGCGGCCCTTCTTTGATTGGCGTGAGGGATTCCATCGACCACACCGGGCAGTACCCGCCCGATCCGGCCTACCTTCTGGCGCCAGATGCCCGCGCTGCGCGTCGGCGTCAGGTTGAGCAGGCAATCGCACGGCGGGCAATCCCATCCGGTCGAGAGCAGGCTGGAACAGGAAATCAGCTCAAACTGGCGTTGCTCGAAGGCTTTTTCGATCTCGAATTTATCAGGACTCTTGCCGTCCACATGGCGAGCGTTGATGCCGAGCGCGCGGCAGATCCGCACAAACTCGATCGAGGACTTAATCAGCGGCAGAAAGGCGACGATCTGGCGACCGCTGGCGTGTTCCACGAGCATCTTGGCGATCCGCGTGTAATACGGCAGGATCTTCGAGTGCAGCCCTTCCTTGTCGTAGTCGGGCCCATCAAACCCCTGCTTCTGCTGGACGTCTGAAATGTCGATCTCCACCGGCAGGGTCAAGACCTTGATCGGCGTGATGTAGCCTTCGTCTATCAGGGAGAACAGGCCCAGCTCGAACGCTACGGTCTGGTAGTAGGCCGAGAGATCCTTGAGTTTCGCTCGGAACGCCGTTGCAGTTTGTCCGCATACCTTTGCAGTTCGGAAATAATCGGTGATGACCTTGGCCTGCTCGACCGATCGGTGAGCCTCATCGACAAAGATGTATTGGAAGTGGTCGCGGGGGTAGCGTTCGAGCCGGTGTTCGCGGGAAAGAGTCTGAATAGAACCGACAACGACCTGCGAGAGTCGGCTGGCCTTACTATCGGCTTTGTCCAGAGCGGCCGTAATGCCGATGAGCCGGTGAAACTTGTCGAGGGGCTGCTGGCATAACTCGTCACGATCCGCGAGATACAGAAACTTGCCGCGATGCGACACGGCCTCGCACACAAGACCCGCCACAATCGTTTTACCGGAGCTGGTAGGGATATTGAGGACACAGGAGCGGTAGGTTTCTCCCTCGCCCTTATACCACGGCTTTACTCCCCACGTTGTGAGGATCCGCTCGCGGGCCTCGGCCTGGTAATCTCGCGGCTGAACGTTCATCGCCCGACGAACCGTGAACACTCACACAACCAGAAAACGCCTTCGTGCTTACAATGGCCGCGCCCGTTGAAATGCTTGTCGCGCGGATGCCCGCACCGGACGCATTGCGATAAAACCTCATCCAGTGACCGCTCCGGTGGCTGTAGCGCCGGACAATAGATCGGGTCACGCTTCCCTGTGTAAGCTGTGTGGGTGTTCATCCGGTAATCTTGTGCGAGAGCGCCTTGCAAGCCTTGACTGAAATGTCGAATCCCTCGACCGAACAGGTGTAATAGAGGCCCGCGGTGCCAAGGCAATGATTTTGGAGCTCGTGCACGGTTGTGTCGGCGCTGGGAGTAGAATTAACAAACTTCATGGCGCGCGCTACGTCCCAATGGTTCGCCATAATCAGGTAGTGGACCTGCTTCATCTTGGACGGATGAAAGGCCGAGAGCGCGATAACGTCTTTACGCGAAAGTCCGATCGTTCCGTCCTGTATGGCTTTACGGTCAGCCCGCCCATAAACCCGCTCGATTACGTCGAAAGCCTCGGCAACCTCGGGATCAGCTTCCAGATCCGCGCGTGTCCAGCCATCGCTATCATCCTTGTCGGTGCGCTTACTCTTTCGGACCGCTTTCTCGTTGTCACGGTACCACCGGTCAACGTAGGTGATGTAATTACGCTCGACCGGATTATCGAACTCGTCCTGCACCTGCCCGAACACCATCTGGATCGCTTCGTTCGAGGGCAACCGGGCGAGCGCCCATGCGTGACGCGCCGGTAACTCGGCACCGGTGATCGCCTCGACCTCAGCTCGCTGGACCACTCGCTTAACCGAGTCAGCGGTCCCTAACCGGTCGTCGATGTGAGCGCAGTATTCTTGGAAGGTTTTGAATCCGAGCGCAACGTAGCCTTGGCGCTCCCGCATTTCCATGACCAGAGGGGCTACGTTCCGATACCAGTTGTCGGTGGCGCCCAAGATGCGCTCATCCAACGCCTCGGCTTCGGCTTTGGTCATCTTCCTTTCGGTTGATAGTGTGTTCATAAATTCATTTCGGCTATGAAGCGGCTCGGCTCGGGATAGATTGCCGCGCCCCACTTGGGCTTGCGCTGCTTCGACCAACTGATGTGAACCGCTTGGCGCGCGCGCGTCAACGCTACAAAGGCGAGGCGCCGTTCTTCCTCAAGAAAAGTTCCCAATCGCACCGCGCTCCAAGCGTGTTCCTCGAACGCCGGTAAACACACCACATCGAACTCCCTGCCCTTGGCTGAATGAATGGTCCCGACATAGACCGAGCCTTCTGGTGTCGATTTGTCGGTGCGCTGGTTAGCGTTCAGATCTTGGAGCAGATCGGCCAGTGAGGAATCCTCGGCCATGAGCGCCATGCGCGCCTTGATCGCGTAAATCGTTTCCTGCCCGACGCCGTGTAGAGCCAGATACTCAAGCAGTTCCTGCATATTGCCCGTAGGTGGAGCGCCTTTGATCCGGTCAGTCAGGTATTCCCCTCTGGCTTGTCCTTCGATTTTCCACCGGTCCACCTGTGCGCTATCGTGATCCAGCCGCAGGAACCGCTCCGCTAGAATCTCGTTGTAGGGCGCCAGTTCGAGTCCGATCAAAAGGAGCGCCCTGTGCCAATCCGGTGGCGTCCGTTGAAACTCGTAGCCCGCGTAAACGGGTATGGACGTATTGCCGCGCAGGTAATCAAAGACGCGCTGCACTTCGTGATTAGTGCGGCACAACACGGCTCTCGATCCTCCGAAACCCGCCAGAATGCGCGCCACCGAACTTAGTTCGCTCCACGTATCGTCGTGCGCAGTCACCGTCACTTCGCCCTCGTAACTGGTGACAGCGATCGTGTCCTTCTCGTACCGGCTCTCGTTGTGCTTGATAAGCGCGTTGGCCGCGCGGCAAATCGCGGCAGCGCAGCGGTAGTTTTCTTCCAGCTTAATGACTTTTGCGCCCTCACTGGTGTAAGCCATTTGCAGAAAGCCGCGCGGGTAAGCGCCGCGAAACTCGAAGATCGCCTGGTCAATGTCGCCAATGAAGAAACGTGACGCCGCAGGGATCGCCTTGTAGATCGCCCAATCAATATCGGCGCTGTCCTGCGCTTCATCCACGATCAGGTCGTCAACACGCAACTCGTGGCGCACTTCATCGCGCGCGAGCAATTGAGCGGCATCGAGCAGGATCCGGTCGTAATCCACGAGGTTGTTGCGTTTGAGCAGGAATCGATACTCATTCCAGATCTGTGCGGCCCGCGGCTCGTCGCGGTGCTGAGTGATAAAGTCCATGCTCAGAGTTTCAAACCCCAGCCGTTTGCGTACCTCGAGCAACAAATCCTTCTGATCGGCTTCGGGCAGGATGCCCACGTTGCCGTGCGCGTAACCGATCTTGTAACCGAACTGGCGCACCACCTTGAAACAGTAGGAATGGAGCGTCCCGACAAAATCAACGGTCAGGTTCTCGCACACCTTGTGAATACTGGTTTCGCCGCAGTCCAGAATCCGGTGGCGGTACTCGTTTGCGGCCGAGTTGGTGTAGGTCAGGACCACTACCTTACGCTTGTCCCGAGCGAGTCGGCGCCCCCTCAGAACGCCGACTCGCGTTTTTCCCGAACCCGGCCCTGATGGAACAACAATGAGCGGCGCGTCCAGTTCGACGGCCTTGCGTTGTGAAGCGTTGAGCGTCATGGGTACTCGAGTAATTTGTCGATGCGCCCGTTAATTTCGCGCACCGCGTCCACATCCTGAATTTCCTTCGCGTGATAGAGCGCCTTGGCTTGCAACTCCTTGATCGGTCCCATCAGATCGTGGTAAGCGCTTGCCCACAGCACTTTTCTCACAGCGCGCCGCATCTGTTCCCGAAACATCGCAATGTCTTTCGTGTACAGTTGCTCAGATTTAGAGTAGCAGACCGAACCGACCAGCGGAAGCGTGCCGATGATGCGCGTTTCCTGACTCCCTTCCAAGTCTATCACGGTGTACTGCGTTTTGAGGAAATCGATCATTTCACCAGCTCCAATGCCATGTCGCGCGCCTCGGTGAGTTGCTGAAATTTCTCGGCGTTCCCACCCGTGTCAGGATGCGCCTCACGGAGCTTGCTTCGATAGGCGGATTGAACGGTATGCGCGGTATTCGAGTGCGGTTCCAGCCCGAGAACGTCCCAACAAGAGTCGGTTGTTTTCTCATTCAGCGCCGTGAACCCCGAGAACATCGCGCGGATCATGTGCTTGGCGCCCCAGCGCTCCATGCCGCGCATGGCCTCGATGGTCAGCGCGATCGCGCGCACGTTGGCTTCAATCCGGTTCCACCGGTCACACGGCATCGCCACCTGTTTCTCCTCGTAGTCGAAATAGGCGACAACGGCTGGGTCTTTCGGGTTGGTGTTGCCGAGCGTGTAATTACTCGACAACACCACGTTTTTCCCGCCCAGGCGGCGCACTTCCTCGTACAAACCCTTGAGCGCACCGGCGACCGTCACGTTCTTGAACCGGCTACCGCTCTCACGCTTGTTCGCCTCGGTTTTCGGCCAACCCTTCGGCCATTGAAGCGGATAGGCGCGAACGCTCATTTCCCCTCCTTCACCTTTGCGAGCTTGAATGCTCTATCTCTTACACCTTTAGCCCATGCCGCCCCCAACTCATTGCAGATTTCATTCAGCGCTTCCACCAGCGGTTGCTGTAGTGCGTTGTGGGTGGCTACTAGTTCAGTGACATCCTTAAACTCAGGATCTATGTAAGCGATGCTGTGGGAGTGCTTGCCGTTCGGATGCACCGTCCACTCACCCTGCGCCTTGTCTGCCGCGCCTGTCGTGGGTTTGGGTTGGTTGGGCGACGGCCAATGCACCGGACAGGCGCAAGTAGCGTGACTGCAAGTGCAACTCTCGCCTGTCGTGGGTTTGGGTTGGTCGTGACCCAATGGCCAGATTCGCCCACTGAGTTGTTTTCCTATCGCGGGTTTGGGTTGGTCGCTCACAGTTGAATCACCTGCATATCCGGTAGCCACACGTGATTGCCTTCGAGCGCACCGGCCACGATGAACTGGTCGATGTGACCAGCTTTCCGCGCGGTGCGAAGTAAGCGAATTAAGTCCAGCCTCCGGCAATCATCCAGCCGGCCAAGTTCGTCGAAGATCAGGACTTTAACCGGCGCGTTCTGAGAGAGAGCAGCCGCGATCGCTACGAACGTGAGTGCCTGTTCCGTGCCGCTAAAGGTCTTGTGACTGATCCACCGGTGACCGTCCCACCGGCCTACCTCACCCTCGTGGAACGCCAGCGGCGTAGCCATGATGGGCCCGACGATTGCGTTGGCGACCTTAAGCAGATCCCCGAACACGGCATCGACCAGCGCCGCCTGTTTCTCCCGCAACGCCTTACCGATTGCCTTGATGACTTTGACATGAGCGTCAGCGGTTTCATGCTCGAGCTGCGCCTGTGCCGCTCGCTTAATGTCCTGCTCCAACGCTTCGGCCTCTTTGAGCTTCTTCCGCGCCTCGCCATAGGTGGCAAGCGCCTTCTCGTTCTCGGTTACAGCGGCATCGACCACTTCCTTCGCCACCGGCTCGACCTTCTCTTTGTCGAGCTGCGCCTTTTCCTTGGCGAGATTATCCAGCCAGTTCTCCCGCTCCTTCTGGCGCTTTTTAAGCTGCGCGTTCCAATCAAAGATTTTCCGGTTCCACTCGCGGTTAGCCAGTAGCAGATCCTGCGCTGCCTTCACTTCCTTCTCGGCATCGCCCAGCTCCTGCTTACCCGCAGCCAGCCCTTGGACCATCGTGTCCACTTCCTTTTTCAACGCCAGATAGTCCGCGTCCAGCTTGGTGCGCAGATGATCTTTCCAGCCCTTGGACTTCGCTCCGCAATGCGGGCAAGCCGTCTGATCACCGAGTTCTTTGAGTTCCTCGGTCAGTTCGTCCAACCGCTGTGAGTTGATCCCGAACCGCTGCACCAGCCGCGCGTGGTCCAGCCGCATCTTGTCGAGTTGTTCCTCGCTGACCTTGGACTTCACAACCGGCTTTAACTTGGCGGTCGCTTCCTCGATCAGTTTTTCGAGCTTCTTGATCTCCGTTTGGTCCTCAAGCGCCTTAGCTAACTCCTTGTGCCTCAACGTACGCGCTGCGTAGCTATTGTAATCCCGTTCCTGCACCCGCAGGTCCAGAAGCACCTTGTAAGCGTCCTGCGAAGCTGTGCGACACAATTCCTCGTTGTCGCGCAACTGGCGCACGTTACCCGCCTGGTTTTCCTGCCGGTTCTTCAACTCGGTCAGCAGCCGGATCGCGCCCTGCGTATCCTTCGCTCGCGCGTTGTGGATCTTGAAATGCTCGGCCATTTCGTTGATCGCCTCGGCCAGCATCACCTGCACAGTGGCCGAGTGGCGCCATTTATTCACCTGAGCAATCATGGCGGCTTTGGCGTTCTGCACGGCCTCGGTGTGTTCTTCCTCGAAGGTGATGCGCTCCAAATCGGCAACAATTGCCGATTTGGAGAACGCTTCGGGCGTCTTGGCGATGTTGAACACGTACTCGTAACGCTCGCGCTCGCTCATCCCGAAGTAGGCCGCAGCGTTCAGAAGCGGCACGGTCTGGAATTGCTCATTGAATCCAAGCCGGTCGATTTTGACCGTGTTGCCCTCCATCTTGGCGAAAAAGGAAATCCCGTGAGATTCCTTCCCGTTCCCAAGCGTTAAGCCAACACCCAACTTTTCGCCAGATGACAATTGCCACGTGGCTTTCGGGAGCTTCCCCAGCTCCGGTAGGTACCCGATCAGGCACAGCCTGATTGCGTCGATGATCGACGTTTTGCCGGTGAAGTTTTCACCCACGATCGCCACTTCGGGTGACAGATCGTAGGCGAAACTCCGGCCCTTGAGGTTTTCGGCCTCAACGCGCGTAATTCTCATGGCCTCAAAACGGAATGTCGTCCTCGTCCTCTGGCTCTGGTGGCGGTCCCTTGCGCACCGGCTTCTTCTTCGCTGGTGGTCGCGGTGGCTCCGGCTCGTCCGGTTCTTCCGCGTCGTCGGGATCAGGCGAACCGGTTGGCGGTTCGTCGTAATCTTCCTCATTGCTACCATCACCGTCAGGCTGCGCGTTCCATTCCTCGGAGTTCATAACCTTCTCTTGAATCCACTCCGGTAGCTTGGCGAAATCACCGCCTTCGCCGTCCGTAATCTCGTAGTTGATCCGATCAAGACTCGATTTCGGGCAACCCATCCCCTTCGGGAGCTTCACAACGCTGGTCACCTGCGCGTAAACCCTGCCCGGATTCTGCTTCGATTTGCGGTGTATCACAGCCACCATGCAGGCTTTTCCGATAAGCACCTTCATGTCGAAGCCCTTGAGCTGTGCCTCGGTGAAATCCTCACCGCGCCACGATTCGAGCACGTGCCGGAGATTCGCCCGCTCGTTGAGAGAGAGCGTGTATTCCGCTCCGACCATGAAACTTTCCTCGCCCTTGTCCTCGTCGAAGATCGCTTTCTCAAGGGGTAACTCCCAATTGATCCGCACCTTTCGGATGAGCTTCTTCTTCTGCGTCGGACCATAGACATCTTTTTGGGTGCCGAGGTCGATTATGTGAATGCACCGCGCTGGGTGCGTGCCTACAGGCGGGAGCTGAAAACTACCGCCGCCTTTGTCGCTTGCTACTGGCATTCTGTTTCCTTTCTTTCGTTACAGGCACGCGCATCGGGATCGGATGACGTCGCACGTAATCATTGAACGCTTGCTGGCAAATCCAGTTCACGCTGCGCTCCTCCAACTCCGCGAGGTCTTTGATTACCTGCGGAATCTCGATGCTTTGACGCGCCATTGGTTCAGAGTGAACCACTGCGGTTCAGGCGTCAAGCGTTCAAATCGTGATTGTTGCAGTTCCTTGGTGGAACAAGTCAGGAGAAGTGGGGAAATCGCATACTCCCTCTGCGGCAATGGGATTAGAGGTTCCACGTCCGAAAAATCCGTAAAAGAAATCTCCCTGCTGTTGAATGGCTACAGTCCACAATCCCGTACTTGCGTTGCAGCTTGCGAACACCAGACAATTATTATCATGCACAAATTCGATTGTGCCTGAGCATCCAGAGGAAGGGGACCATTTCGTTACCCTCATTATAGCGCCAGCCGAGAGCTGAAAGGACGTTGAAGATATGCGCGGCAACACGAAGGAAGCATTCATCCCAAGATTTGCTCCCAAAAAACTTTCAGTACCAGACCCGAGGCAGCTACAGGCTACGATGCCGGAAAAGGCTACGCTTATCGAAGCAACTTCCGGCGGCGCACAAGTTAACTCAGGTGGCGGCGGCGGCGGACCTGGCTGCCCCTGCGCTGGTGGCGCTGCGCTCGTACTTTTCGGGTTCAGTTGCAACCCGAACTTTTCGACGTCCGTTTCGGTTTGAGTTACGACAATCTCGACAGGCTTGGGGATACCGGTGGTGCCGCTATCCTGTCCGACAAGTTTAGCGAACGCGCGAGCTGCGTCGTCCGCTTCGGCGCGAATATCCTCGGGACTCACGGTTTAGCATGAAGCGGCGCTCGCGATCTTTCCATTTTCTCCATTGCGCCGGTAGGACCAGCAGACGGCTGCGCTACAGGCGCGACAGTGGATGGTTGCACATTTATACTTAGCGAAGTGACGCCACTGGTTTTCACCGTGGTCATTTCGACCGCTTGCTCTGGCGTATCAGCTTCCACCCCCAGCATCCTTTGAACCACGAACTTCTGTTTAGGTTTTTCTTCTTTCGTTTTCATGTTCTTCCTTCGGCCACCAGCGATACCGGATCGCCTCGGCCATTGACATACCGCTGTTCAGATTGAGTTGCATCCGGTTACACCCACCGCAGTTTTGTATGTTAGTTCCCGCTAGAAAGTCGATGGTTTTCGCAACCGGCTTCGCCACCTTGGCAATCGCGTCCCCTTTTTTCATACCGTGACAACGATTGAACCGCCCGACCCAAGGTGCGCCCAGTTATCCGTGCCGCTGCCGGTAGTACACTCTCCCCAGTAAAGGTCGTCGATTACTCCGCTGTGCGTGTACTGGTTGCAGGAAGTGTCGAAACCCGAAATGTCGTTAAAAATCGTCGGCGTGGTCAGGCCTCCGTTCCCGTTGAAGATGATGAACGGAACGTTGTTCGCTGCCGGTCCGTAATCTGTGTTGCGAATCGTGGCGTACCAGCGACCACCGAGCCGCACAATCGCCCCTTCGACCACAGAATCATAAGGGGATGGGCTTCCGTTATCGCAATGGGAAGGAAGAACAATAGGCGGTGGCGGATCAGGGTTAGGCAGAGGGCCGTAATTGTAAACGCGGATAATGCCGGTGTTGAAAATCCAGATGCAATCGTCGTCGCCATAGCCGGGGCCACACCAATCGGTGAGCGAGTGCGACGAGGTTATGGTGGCAAACCCGTTAAGGGAAATATCCTGCCATTTGTTCGACCAGCTGTTATTGCAAGCGCCGTTGTCGCCAATGTAACAACCGGGGTTAATGGATATGCCCGAAATGAAAATCGAAGTGAGAGCGGGACACGAATCCGGTGGTGGCGGCGGTTCACTCGGCCCGCCTCCGTCACCGGAAGCGGGCGCTTGAGATTCGGTTTCCGGCGCCTCAAAGTTCAGATCAAAAGGCGATACGTCGGTTGAAGTTTCACTTACTTCGATCCTCGGACGACGAGGGACACCGCTGGTTTCCTGTCCCAGTTCGGCCATGCGCTCCGCGAAGTCCTGCGCCTCCTGCTCGGCCTCGGCGCGAATTTGCGCCCGTGTCATCCCCCTAAGTGCCAGCCGGGAAACTCCCACGGCCCGCCCCAAGGATGATTGATGCCGGCGTCTTGAAGCGTTTGGTTGATGGTCGGGCCAGCCGGTGGCGAAGCTCCGTTCCCCGCAGCCCGCGACGCTGCGGTTACGTTTGCCACCCGTGGCAAAGCGCCGAGCTTGGCGTAAATGTCCCCTACAGCTTTGTTCGCATTGGGATCGCTAACTCCCGGCATCATGTGGCTTTCGCCCTTGTAATATTCTCCTTCGCGATGAGTAGCGGTAGCTGGGTAACGATCGTGGAGATAACCACCACCGGGAATCGAGTAATAATAATTGGACAGTCCTGATGCGATCCCCGCTGCGGCCTGCGGATCAGCGAAGCCGTAACCAAAGCCGCCCCCTGAGCTTGTCGAATTAGCGTTTACGCTCCCGCCACCAGGAAGATCGCTGCCGTGAAAGTTAGCCACGTCGGCAACTGGATTTTGAGCTATCGGCGCTGTTGGGGCTGAGGTTATCGGCGTTACCGGTGCCGCCTGTTGTTGCACCTGTTGCTGTCCTTGCTGCCTTTGTAAATATGAGGCCATTTTGGGTTCTCCTACGTTGGGGTTGGGAAATTGCTCGCGTCAACGACAATCGCGTGAAAAAGGACGTAACCGTATTTGTAAGGTTGTCCGTCGAGCTTGTACAGGTGCATTCCACTACCGGGCCAAGTGGTTGCGCCGGGAGAAGGGTCAATCGAATAATTCCCAGGTGCTCCGTTGTAAATCTCAGCGGTCACATCGTCGGGTTCAACGTGATCTTCTCCTCCAACTGGGCCAAGTCCAGTAGCGTCGGCGTGAGCGTGAGCTGAAATGTGTTGAGAGCCGGTATGAGCACCACCGATTGTAATGTTGCTATGGATAGTCGGGCTTATTCGCACGGTTTTGAGGTTCAACGATTTTTCGTGGGAGAAACCCGTGCCACCCGCCGAGGTTGAGGTCGTGCTTGGACAGCTCGTGCCGCAAGTGCTTTGAGCTGCGCTCCCCTGACTGCTCGCGGTGGCTTGAACCGAACCCTTCATCCCTTTGGCGGTTATCGTGACACTCTTGGGAGCAAATTTCGGCCAGTTAATGACAGGTGAACCAACTAACGTAGCGAGCTTGGCCGCAATCAGCGCAGGCCATGTCGAGAGATCGGTTGGTTGCGCGATATAAAACCCGTAGTGCATGGCGTCCAAATTGTTTCCCCAAAACTGCACGATATTGGGAGTTACATCGGGAATCAGGCTGGCGCTGGATTGCGCCGAAGCCTTGAGCGCCATTGACACCGAGAAATTGGCGCTTGTCCCAACATCGAAAGCGCCGGTTTCCGAATTTGCCCCTTCCCCGAACGCCGTTTCAATAACGCCTGTGACGTCGAGCAGAATGTCGGGCATATCGATATTGACCTTCGAGGGATAGGACAACAGGTAAGCGTCCAGAATGCTCGCGACCGTGCTTAGATCAACGAGGCGTTCCTCCTGTTTCCACCGGTCCTTGGGCTTAATGTCCAAGAACGGAACGCCGTGATGATCCGTGGCGTCACGAACCTGCGTCTGGTAGGGGATAATGGTGTTGAGCCGTTCGTCGTAATCCTGACCATACAACCCCGGCCAGTTTGGATCGACGCCCCTCTCCGTGGTGCGAACGTCGTAACCGTTCCCCAGGTCGATGACCTCGCTTTTGAGTATCATCAAACCGGTTTCGACAGCGAGAAAACCGTGATTGTGCAGCATGTGCGTAATCGTCGTCAGATCGCCGCCGTTCTCGCTGGTGAATCCCTGATCAATCACCGTCACCGGCACACTGATCGTGCCGAGTTTCTTAATGGAAATTCGCTTTTTCCAGATCGCTATTCGCTTCTCGGTGCGTTCAAACTCACCCGGAAGCAGCGTCGGGTTAGTCGAAACGTCCGGTGGAATTTGTGACTCGATGATCGATTCAGTAAGCGGGATCGCTGCCCGCAACTTCTCGGGGATCAGGTTGAGGATCGACTTGGTGTAGCTGTCGTCAGGGAACACGAAAGGAACCGTGGACTCGGTTTTGAGCGACAGGTTATTGCCTAAGTTTTCGACTTCCGATTCAACCGTGAGCGGTGTCGGCGTGATCGATTGCAACCCCGTGGCGAGCGTGGCGATTACATCGGCCACCTGCTGTTGCGCGGTCATCCGGTATCCAGGCAGCGACACCGGAAGCGACGTCACATCGCGGAAGGTGCTGGTTTCCTTCACCACAAAAGCGTTCACCTGATCGCTGGTGTAACTGAGCTCGCCAGTTATTAGAGCGCGATCATTGGCGCTCGTATCGGCCACTAGCAGCTCGTGGCGCTTAGTCGGCACTACGACGCGGAACTTCTCAGGGATAATGTCAGGGATCGTTTTGCCGAAGCTCTCCTCGGGGAATAGCGTGTCCACGGCCTCAACGCTCCTGACCGAAGTGTTGTTCCCAAGGTTATCCACTGAAGCGTCGATGGTCAGCTCGTTCGGCGTGATGGTTTGCAGACCGAGCGCGATCCGGTTGGTCACCGTCGACACCTGTAATTTTCCGGTCAGTTTGTAGTCGATCAACTGCACCGGCAGAACCGTGACGTCGCGGTATTGCCGGGTGTTCTTGACCACAAAGACGTTCACCTGCTCGCTGGTGCGTTTGAGGTCGCCGTCCAGCATCACTGGTGGCCCTGCGGTTCCTACCGATACCGCCGAACTGGTCTGGATCGGCACGAGCGCCTTGAACTTGTGCGGGATAACGTCGGTTATCTCTTTGTCGTAGGTTTCCTGCGTAAAGAGGAAGTCCACGAAGTCGTGTTCCTCAAGGGCCGCTCCGAAGCCAAGGTCCTGCCACGTAACGTCAAGGAGCGCCGTCGGTGGAGTCGGATCGTGCGAAGTGAGTTGAAGCGTTTTCTCGATGTGCTCGACCTGTTTATCCTTGGTCGTGCGACTGCCGGTAATCGTGATCGGCAAGACGCCAGCTCCGAAAATGTTTTGGGTGCCGGTTTTGAGCCGATGACGGTAAACATCAATTTGCTCATCGCTCTCCGAAGTGACTCCCGGTGGTAGCGGCAGGGTGATCGGGCCAGCTACGCCAGCCTCGGTGAAGGTGTAGGACTGCTCGGGAATGAAGAAATCGAACTCGTGCGGTATCCCGAAGGGCCGATTGATTTCCCACCGCTGATTGGGAAACACATAAGGAACAACGCCGTAGGTGAGGAGCGATTTGCCGTCACCCAGCGCCTCTTGGCTCATCGTGGTCACCAAGGCCGAGAGCGCGGGCGGTGGATCCGTTTCGTTTACCAGCTTCTCGTGGATCAACTCGGTCTGCGCATCCTGTGTGCGCTTGTAGCTGACCAGATCGTTGCCGGTCAAGAGTTGTTCCTCGATCGTCTGGAGCGTGGCGCCTTCGTACTGGCCGGTGTTCTGGCGCAGATCCACCATGACCTGATCCCCAGTTAGTCCGCTCGGGAACCGGTAATCGGCCGGCGCGGGGCCGGTAAGGACTGTGGTCTTTAACTGGCGCCGAAACTTTTGCGGGGTGAGCTGGGGGGAACCTAAACTCTTGTGATAGGTTGCGTCCGAGCTGACTCTATCCCCGCGGCCTCGTTTAACGCCCATGTCACAGGTATCTGGCGCGAGTGATGTTGAGTTGCGGCGTCAACGATGCGCCGTTGCGGAGCCGTTGCACGGCCTCGTCGTATTCGCTCTTGAGCGAGGCGCGGATCTCCCTGTTCTGGACGTTGGGATGCGCGGACACATACTTCCAGCGGGCAAACGGGAGCAGGAAGGATTCGATCATGTCCGGTGGCAGGCACGGAATATCAATAGCCGGATCGTTGCCACCTTCCTCGTTCATCATGGTGCGATCGATCGGGACCGGCTTGCGATAAATGTCATAGTTCACGTTGCCTAGTTGCGTAGGCATGGGGTTGAGGCCCAAATACAGTGAGCCGCCACCCTTACGCGCGGTGTCCTGCATCTGCTCGACGCGATACTGCTGAGGGACGCCAGCGGTTTTCTCCCAAGTCGTGTACCACGGAAGGATATAGCACCAAGCGTTACGGGAGCCGCCAAGGACGCGCCAATACTGCGATCCCATGAACTCGCCTTTGGTCTGTGCGGGATGCAGCCTGGTGTTCGGCGCGAGCGTAACCGGCTCAAGAACCGCCATGACGTCGGCATCCAGTAGCAGGGAATCCGAATACACCGTGCCGGTGTGCGCTCCGGTGGCTCCGGTGTACGCGCGCAGCAAGGTAAAAATCGTTTCACCCGGCACTTGGTTGTCGAACACGGCGTCCTTAATCCGGTTGAGGATCGCGTCACCGTCGATCCGCACTGAGCAGCCGCGCATCCACGGCGCGAAATTGCCCAGCATCGTGGCGGTGTTCTGCCCTTGCGTCAGATTGAGCGTGATTGTAGTCGGAACATTGAGGAACGAACTGCGCGAGTCGTATTTGAGCGACTCAGGGCCATCGAGGAAGATCAGTTCGAGCGATTGATTGACCGCGGCAACGCCCTTAACGACCTCGCCTTCGTCCTCGCCCTTGTCGGTCCCGCCCAGCTCGAACCCGTAAATGTTTGCGTAGGAAAGCAAATCCAGCACGACTTCTTGAACCGTCATGCCGGAGCGCCTTGCCTAAAGCGCAGCGTTCTGTCAATCAGGAAAGCCGAGAGCTTCCTTGATTTGCTCCTCGGTCATGCCTTTTTTCCACACGCCAGCGGCCTTCGCCCGTTCCCTGAGCGACTTCTCTTTGCGAAGCGTATTGATCGCGACCAACTCGGGATCTCTAATTGGTTCTTCCGACTCCGGCGCGACCGCGGCCTGCACTTCGATAAACTCCGGAACCCACTGTTGCTGGTAATCGGGATTTCCGATCAGATCGAATTTGTCGCGGTCGTAATCCTCCAGCGACATTTCAAATACGAACCCGTTGAACTCCGGTCGCAGCGCCGATTGACCGTAGTTTTTTGTGCTGATGCCGCACACAGGGAACCCCGTTTGTCCATGCGAAGCGGCACGATTGATTAACCTTACTCGATGCATTGCCCCTGATAACAGAAGGGCGGTCAGGTGTCGAGCCCGACCGCCCCCTATGGTCATTTCTGTGCCTTAACCTCTACGTTCCGACATTCCTCGCCAACGGATTAATGTCAATCGGCTTGCGCCCTTCCCACGACATAAACCCGCCGACTGCGTACCAAATTTGACCTGTTTCGTCTTGGCAGAACTTGCGACTGGCCGCCTCAATCACGAACAAATCCCCCGATCGCCCGCTTTGGGCGAAAACCAGAACAGGATCGTTTTTCTTTTCCTGTCCCGGTGGTTCCGGTGGTTTGCCCTTCGCCTGATCAAAAGTCGCGCTCACTATTTCCCCGTAGACAAGAACTACGTGAACAGGAGCCTTATCGACAATGTTCAGGATCGGCTGCTCGTAATTGGGCGGTTGGAAGTCTTTGTTCATGTGCCAAGAGCGACAATGTCGACCGGCTTGAACTCGTCGTTACCCGCAACCCCGTGCGAGTTGTAGAAGATCTGCCCAGTCCTGTCCTGCACGAACTTTCGTTTGGCAGGCTCAGGAAGCAGAAACTCCTGCGAGCGACCGCTCTGGACGAACACCAGATGGTCGTAATCCTTGCCGTCCTCCGGCATCGTCGGCACGTTACTGCCGTCGAACACTAGGATCGTGACCACGTTGGTCGGTGTCGTCTGGTCAATGACCGGCTTACTGCCGTCAATGACAGGATCCTCGAAGTCCTCCCACGCAGCCGCATTGATCTGCGCTTCGACTTCTTTGGCTCCTGCTTTGTTGCGCTCGTCCTCCGCGGCGTCGTCGGCCCCAGCGTCTTTCGACGCTTTCCCGCCCTTTAACGCCGCGATGATCTCCGCTTTGGTGGCGCTCGAAGGTACGTCGATGCCGCGTTCCTCCGCGAGATCCCGCAGCTCGGGAACTGTCATCGCGTTGTACTCGTCATCGGTCAGTTTTTTGTGATTCATTTGAAATACTCCTTCCTGTGGTTGCTGCGTTTAGGTGACTGTCGGGAATCCGTCAGCCGGATAAGCGTGCTCGATCACGACGAAGTTGGGATATTTGCTATCCGCCCTCTGTGTCGCACAACTGCCGAACACGGTTTCCACACCGATACCGTGATCCATGCCGTGGTTGCGGTGTTCCTCGGTGCGCGCGGCGCGAGCGTTGCGTCCCTTGAGTGAACCGTAACCGCAGATGCCAGCCATTTCGCCAAGACCGAGGGTGTAACAGAACGGAACTCCGAAGCTGTTGACCTCGATAACGAGCGAACCTACAGGGTGCGAATCGGTGAGATTCGCCAATAGCCACGGGGCTACGTTCCAAGTGATTCCAGAACCAGGGAAGGTCGTGACTGCGATACCAGCAGCAGCCGCGCGCAGCCTGCTCGCCATTGTGAGCTTGTTGCCGTTGTTCACCGTGTAGGTGTAGAGGCCGATCTTGCCGGCGTTAGCGCCGGTCAGATTGTAAATCGCCACGTAGCGCACGGTCGTTGTGTCGGCGGCAACCGTATTCCCATTGGTGTACGTCCACGGGGCATTACTGAATGCCTCGAAGTAGTTGGGAGCAGGTACCAGCGCCGCGCCTGTCGCGTCACCACCACCGGTGATGTCGTAGGCGTTGTTGTCGGCAGGGATCGCCGCACCCAAGAAGGCGCGCGGTTGAATCACTGACCCGACTGGACCGTAGGCTTCGTGATCTCGGACGTACCAGCGGTAAATACCGTGGCCGTTCCAATCCACAAAATCCCCTCGGAAGATCGGGTTGCCTTTGCCGCGGTTCTCCGCGTACTGCAACGCCTGCAAGTAGGCCGATTCACTTCCAAGCGGAGCGAACGCAAACTGCGTCCCGAAGAACAGGAACTGCTCAACGAAACCGCCCGCGTCGTTCTTGATGGTCCCAACGGGTTTACCGCCGAGTCCGGAGAGAACCAGCCCGCTCTTGGTGATCGTGTTGGTGCTCATTACGTCAGCCGATTTGAGCAGGTCGCGCCCACCCTTGAAATTCGGGCGAACCATGTTGATGCCGCTAGTCTTGGCGGCTTGAATCAGCCCCATCATCAGATCCTCGGAGATTTTCCGGCCAAGTCGCGCGCGAAGCAGCTTGTTGGACAGGTTATCCCACTGGGAGCCGACTACGGTTTCCTCTTGGGCAACGTCAGTGATACCGATACCGAACCATTGGCGCCCGATCTTGCACGGGAAGCCGCCGATGCGGAGTTTTTCTTCGTTGCCGCTTCGGTCGCCTTCACCCTGCGCACCAGGCCCACCCAACGGAGCGACTGTCGGAATGTTGATGGTGTTGCCATCGACCTTCGATAGATCGTCGTATTGGATGAACGGTTTGCTCGAGCCGGGACCACCGATCATTTCGTCACTAAACACATTGGCTTGCTCGGCGCCCATAAGGATGCGTTTAACCCAAAGCTCCTCTGCGGCCTTGGGGTTCATCGCTACCTCGTTGGCGTACGTCAGGACGTTAATCTTGTTGTACGACACGCCGAGTTGCTGTGTCAGCAACGGGTTGACCAGCCACACCGCGAAAAATGCTCCGATACTTTGGGTAGCGAGCAAGACCGTCAGCGCAGTGGTCAGGTGAAGCAAGGCAATGGCCTTGCGATATTGAAACTTCATTACTTTCCTCCTAATTTTGGTGACGAGGAAAGAGCGTGTAGCGCAAGAGATACGGGGCTACCGAACAGCGGCAGCAATCCCCTCATTGGCCTTGGCTGCATTGTCCAAGTCCGCAAGAGTGGCTTTATCACTTCGCAGATATTCGACGCTCGTTTTGTCGTCTGTTGATTCTGCGGGTTTCCACGGCACGGCGGTTTTGGCAC